CGTCCTCTCTCCTGATTGACTGTGCGCGGCTCTGTCGGCCGCGGCAAGGCGACATAACCGCCTATGCCCAACAGCGTAATCACAGCGCACAGAATTGTGAAGGGGTTCCAAAGAAAAAATTTGCATCTTGGTTTATGTCGGTCTATGTTGGTCGATGTCGGCCAACATTGGAGCCACCCCCTCTCCATGGCATCGTATCCGCCGCTCGTTAGTCCAGCGTTATCCAAGGCGACAGTCTTGGAGATGCTGCGCCTCGTGGACAGCTATATGTACACGAGTTTTGAGGGCGGTTTCATCAGCGACCAAGGGAACCATCGCATGGCGCGCACCCCCAAGACAGCCACCCCCTCCAAGGTCGAGGCAATAGGGACCGACAACATCAAGCAGCTCCGCGAACTGATCGACCGCCGGCGAGAGTTGGACGAGGAGATCGAGACCAGCAAGGCTGCGCGCGAGCTTGTCGACCAACAGATCACGAAGATCGCGACGTCCACGGGCCAGGTCTTCGATCGGCTCAATCCCGACGCGGGCATGGCCGGCGAGCAGACCGTCGAGTTCCGGCCGCACGAGGGCGGCCCCGGCATTCGCCTCAAGGGCGAGGTCAAGAAGACGGTCAAGTGGACCACTGACGCGCTCCTCGGCGTCGCCGCCGGCATGTCCTGGGACCAGGCGCGGGAGATTTTCAAGATCGACTTCTCCGTGCCGGAGGCGACCTGGAAGGCGATCGCGGAAGGCGCCTACGTCACCGAGGAGCAGCGCCGCGCGATCGCGGCCGCCCGCACCGTCAAGTACGCCCCGCTGGCCGTCCGGCCGGCATAGAGAGAGGATCACCATGCCGAAGAAGGATACCAAGCGCGCGCCGGAGGACGTCGTCCGGGTGCTGCGCGTTATCGAATACGTCGGGCCGCGGAGCTGGGTCGAGGCGACCATGGCGCACGCCATCAAGGGGACGCTGGCCGTCGCTGAGGGCAAGCGCATCTGCGCGGTCACGATCGGCGACTACCCCGAGATCCTGATCAAGGCCGGTTCGTTCGTCCCGGATCGCCCGAACATCGGCTACGCACACATCGACGCGCCGAAGGTGCATCCGGCCGACGCCCCCCCGCCTCCGACGCCGATCGAGGCGCACATCGCGCGCTCGAAGGCTGAGCAGGCCGCCTGACACTCCGACCGGCAAGGAAACCATGCCCCTCAAGATCATCACTGCCGACGAGCGACTGCGCGCCGCTCCGAAGATCAACATCGCCCTGTTCGGCCCATCCGGCGTCGGCAAGACGACGCAGGCCCGCACGCTGGATCCGGCGACGACGCTGTTCATCGACCTGGAGGCCGGCACGCTGGCGATCCAGGAGTGGACCGGCGACGTGGTCGACGTGCGCCAGGAGGCGGCGCGCATCGGCGTCCACCCGTGGGAGCTCGCCCGCGCGCTGGTCTGCTGGCTGTCCGGCCCAGATCCGGCAGCGAGCATGTCCAGCCCCTACGGCCAGGCCGCCTATGACGGCTACTGTCAGGCGCTCGGCGATCCGGCCGCCCACGCCGACAAGCGCACGCTCTTTTGGGACAGCATCACCGTCGCGGCGCGGCACTGCCTCGACTGGTCCCGCCGGCAGCCGGAGGCGTTCTCCGAGAAGACCGGCAAGCCGGACAACCGCGGCGCCTACGGGCTACACGGCCAGGAGATGGTCCGCTGGCTCACCCAGATCCAGCACATGCCCGGCCGCTCCACCATCGTCGTCGGCATCCTCGAGCGCATCGAGAGCGACGACGGGCTCAAGCGCGTGAGCTGGGAGCCGCAGATCGACGGCAGCAAGGCGGGCCGCGAGCTGCCCGGGATCTTCGACGAGGTCATCACCTTGTCGAATTTCACGACCGACAAAGGCGAACAGTACCGCGCATTCGTCACCCACCAGGTCAATCCGTTTGGCTTCCCGGCGAAGGACCGGAGTGGCCGGCTGGATCTCCTCGAGCCGCCGGACCTCGGCGCGCTCATGAAGAAGATCCACGGCGGCAAGCGCGTCGACGGCTCGCTGGTGACGGCGCTGCCGGCGCCATCTGCGCCGGAACCACTGGCGGCCGAGGCGATCGGTCCTGCTCAGCACGTTCGGCCGCCAGAACCTGGGCCGACAGACTTTGGCTTTGGCGACGGCGCGCCCGCGGCAGTCGCGCCGTGAGGCCGAAGGGCAAGGCAAAGCAGCGCCGCGTCGGATCGCTGCACCGTCGCATCAAGAAGGCGCAGATCCGCGACGCCATCCGGGTTCGGGCGAAAGCCCTGGCGCGCGCTCTGGTGCTCGCGGAGGAGCCGGAAGCGGCACGGCTTATGCATCCGACACCATCGAGCTAACATCGTTACCATTTTGGCTTGACTTTCCGTGAACGACACGGGAACATAGAACCAGGAGAGACGAATGAGCACGTTTTCAGGTTACAACGACAAGGCGCCGGACCTGATCCCTCCGGGGACGCTCTGCACCGGCATCGTCACCGTCCGCGCGGTCAAGGTGGGCAGCAGGGGCGCCCGCTACCTGGACCTGGAGCTGACGATCAACCGCGGCCCCTACGAGAAGCGGAAGGTCTGGACGAATGTCATGGACCCGGCCGACCCGAAGCAGTCGGACGGCGGCAAGGAGATGGGGCAGCGCGCCATCATCCGCATGTTCGAGACCGCCGGCATCTTCGTTCCGGGCAACCTCGCTAGCTACCAGCAGTGGGATGGCGCGACGATCGAGCAGATCGGCCAGGCGCTCGACGGCAAGGAGATCGCCTTCTCCGTGAAGATCGAGAGCCAGGAAGGTTACGCCGACAAAAACGGCGTGGGCGACTTCCTGACGCCCAACCCCAGCTCCGCCGTGGCGGCGAAGTGGAAGAAGCTGATCGATCAGCTCAAGAACCCGCAGCAGCCTCCAGCGCCGCCGCAAGGCGCGTTCGCCATGGGCGGCCCGGCGCCGGTCGCGCCGAAGCCCGCCGGGTTCGGGACGGCGGCCGCTGCGCCTGTGCCGGCAGCGCCGGCGAGCTTCGGAAACCCCCCGGCTGCGTCGCTTACCGCTGCTCCGACGGTGGCGCCTCCTCCGCCTGCCCCTGCCCCGCTGCCCGTCACGCCGGCGACCATGGTGCCGCCTGGGACGGTGCCCGGCCGGTGGCTGCAGGAAGCCAACGGCGGCTGATTGGTTAACGCTCGGCCGGGTGATGCAGATCACGCATGCGTTACCTGGCTGAGATTAACCATGCGCTGAAGTTTCCAACCCGCCACACTCGCTGCGCTGGGAAAATAAAAAGCGATCACTAAAAGTTTTTGGCCGGGAACAACCGGGAGAAGTGTATGGGAACGCTGCTGCAGGCCAAGGAACGCTATACACCCCAACAGTATTGGGCGGCTGCCAAGGGCTACGAAACCGCCACTACTCAAGCCGAACGGGCCGGGCATGTCGAGCTTTTAATTAAAATTGCGTTGTCCGACCAAGAACCATTGTCTTCAACTGTGCGCGAGCACCTGTTGAAGAAGTACGGGCTCACCGTCGAGAAGGACGGCGAGCTGCTCGCCCAGGCTGGATCCTGATGCAGCTCCGCCCCCGCCAGGTCGAGTTCCGCGACAAGTGCGTCGCGGCCCTCGGCGAGCACGGCAACACCCTCGGCGTCGCGCCGACCGGCGCCGGCAAGACGGTCATGTTCTCAGCCGTCGTCGGCGCCATCGGCGGCCGCTGGCTGGTGATCCAGCACCGCGACGAGCTGGTCTCGCAGAACCGCAAGACCTTCTGGATGGTCAACCCGAACGTGCCGCACGATCTCTACACCGCTGGGCGGAAGCGGTGGGAGAAGCGCGGCGCCACCTTCGGCATGATCCAGACGCTTGCACAGAACCTCGAAGACATTCCGGAGCTGGACGGCATCGCCATCGACGAGGCGCACCATGTCGCCAGCCCGAGCTACCGCAAGGTGATCGCCGCGGCCAAGGCGGCGAACTCCAAGGTGGCGATCTTCGGCGTTACCGCCACGGCCAACCGCGGCGACAAGAAGGGCCTGGTCGGGATCTTCGACAACGTTGCCGACCAGATCCCCATCCGGGACTTGATCCTCGAGGGCCACCTGGTCCGGCCGCGCACCTTCGTGATCGACGTCGGCACCCAGGGCGCGCTCAGCGGCGTCAAGCAGACCGCCGGCGACTTCAACATGGACCAGGTGGCGCAGATCATGGATCACGCGCCGCTCAACGAGAAGATCGTCGAGGAGTGGAAGAAACATGCTGGCGACCGGCGCACGGTGGTTTTCTGCAGCACGATCGAGCATGCGAACCACGTTTGCATGGCGTTCCTTGCGGGCGGTGTCTCTGCTGAGACAGTGGACGGAAAGATGGGAGAGCGCGACCGCCGAGCGGTTCTTGCGCGCTTTGACCGCGGAGAGATCCAAGTCATCGTCAACGTCGCGGTCCTCACCGAAGGCTGGGACTGCCAGCCGGTGAGCTGCGTCGTGCTGCTCCGGCCGAGCTCCTACAAGTCGACCATGGTGCAGATGATCGGCCGCGGGCTCCGCAAGATCGACCCGGAGCGCTACCCCGGGATCCGCAAGGACGACTGCGTCGTGTTGGATTTCGGGACCAGCGTCCTCATGCACGGCACGATCGACCAGGACGTGGATCTCGACCAGAAGGGCGCGAAGGACTGTCCCGAATGCCACGCCACCATCCCAGCGCAGGCTCGAGACTGCCCGATCTGCGGCTACCACTTCCCCGACCCGGAGGCTGTCACCGCGCCCGGCGCCGGTGCGTCGCCGCCGAAGAAGCGCGGCGAGCTCGCCGACTTCGTGCTCACCGAGGTCGACCTTCTCGACGCCAGCCCGTACCGCTGGGAAGACCTGTTCACCAACATGCCGGGCGTCGTCACCATGGCCGACGCCATGAAGGCGTGGGCCTGCGTCATCGCCTACGGCGGCCGCTTCATCGCGCTCGGCTATGTCCAGCCGGTCAAGGACACAGAGGGCGGCATCATCGCGCCCGAGCAATGGCGCCTCTTGGCCGACAGCGACACCCGGATCCTGGCGCTGCAGAGCGCCGACGACTTCCTCCGCGAGCACGGCGACAGCGACACGGCGCGCAAGAGCCGGACATGGATGAGCCAGCCGCCGAGCGAGAAGCAGGCGCTCCACCTGGGGCTGCCAGCCGGCGGGATGAACTTCGGCATCACGCGCTACCGGGCGACGTGTCTCCTGACCTGGAAGTTCAAGGAGCGCGAGATCCGGCGGCGGGTGGAGGCGACCCGGCAACGGGCGCTGGCGGCATGATGTCGGCTTTGACGCCAGACAACATCCGCCGTATCATCCGATCGGGACGGCGCCCTCGCCTGCGGGCGGTGCGCTGCTCGGCTGGTGGGAGGGTGCGCTGATGGCCACGACGCAAACCGTCGCGAGCGGTTCCGTCGCGGCCGCAGACAGCTTTGTGGGGCCGATCGCAGCCCTGCACGGCCGGTTCGACGTCGGGATCTCCGGCACGTTCTCGGCCACGGTCACGGTGCAGCGCCGCCCCTACGGCAGCGAAAGCGCCTGGCGGGACGTGGAGGCTTTCACCGAGGCCGTCGAGCGCACCGGCTACTCCGCCGGCGCCTGGGAGGTTCGGGCCGGATGCAAGGCCGGCGGGTACACGAGCGGCACTGCCGTCATCGATCTTCGGGCGTAGGAGCGGCAAATGGCCTTCGGCTTCGGACTAATCAAGCGCCTGTTCACCGGAAGCATTCCGGCGGCGGAGCCGGGCGTCGATCGGATGGCTCGCGCGGCGCCAGATCGCGTGAAGATCGAGGGGCAGCCGGTCACGGTGAAAGTCGGGCCGTTCATGGACAGCGACTTCGCTTCCCTGGAGGCCGCGGAGACGCGGATCAAACGCATCGAAGGACACCTGGCGGATCGAGCTCGCCTCGGCCCAGGGATGGATCAGACGGAGAATTGCGACCAATGCCGCGAGAAGCTTAAGCGGCTCCGGGCATTCGTCGCCGCGATGAAGGTGGAGGGCTAAGCCATGGCGCAAACCCTCACCGTCTTCGACAACCTCATCAAGAAATTGATGAATGGCGGCGGCATCGACCTCGATACCGACACCATCAAGGTCATGCTGCTGACCAATGCGGCAACGCCGGCTGAGGCGACGCACGACTTCATCGACGATCTAAGCGCGAACGAGGTCACGCCTGGCGGAAACTACGACGCTGGCGGGAAGGCGCTGACGACCATCACCGTGAGCGGGCCGACCGCCGGCGTGTCGACGTTCGACGCGGACGACCTTGCCTGGGCGCAGCACGCCAACAACCCGACCAACGCGCGCAAGATGGCGATCTACAAGGACACCGGAACGCCGGCCACGTCGCCGGTGATCGCATTCGGGACGCTGGCCGGCGCGGACATCGACATGACCGCCGGCGACCTGACGCTGCAGTGGGCGGCGACTGGCATCGTGACGGGGGCGTGATATGGCCATGATCGCATTCACCGTGATTTTCGATCGCCCGATCAGCAACAGCGTCGGGAAGCACACCAGGGTGGCCGTGACGCTGGCCAATCATTCGGCCGAAATCGGCATTGATGCGAACTCGTTTGCCGATCCGCCGAGCCGGGCGGATTTCAAGGCGGCCGTCGAGACGCTGCTGCGCGCCGCGTTCTGGGCGAAGACCGGTACGCCGACCCAGCGGGTCAATGCCATGGAAGCCGGCATCGACAAGCTCGCTTTCAAGAACTACGCCACCGACACGCTGGTGAACCCATGAGCCTCCTTCCCAGCAACTACGAGGTGCGGTTCGGCTTCGCCGGCAACGCCTATTTTCACATGATCGTGTTCCGCGAGGCTGGTGCGGCTGTCCCAACGCATCAGCACGCCTATGCCCACGTCTCGCGCGTGCTACGGGGGAAGGTGCGCTACGAGCGCGGCGACGGCCATGTTCAGGAGATGGAGGGTAGCATCGAGGGGCCCGGCTTGGTCGAGGTGCCGGCGGGGATCGCTCACACCTTCATCGCGTTGAGCGATGATGCCGTCGTCGAGTGCGTGCACATGCTGCGCGATGAAGACGGTGAGCCGTTGCCATTCGACTGCTCGAACCGCGACGCCATGGCCGCGACGGCGAGGCTCTGATGGCGCTGCAATCCATCCTCGGCGGCATGTATTGGCCGGATCGCTTTGCCGTCAACTACGAGTCATCCGCGTCATTCATGATGACCTCCGGCGGCATGACGCTGGACGGATCGGGTGATGGTATCGCCTACTGTTTCCAGGCGCCGGCGACCGGCACGCTGGATGGGATCAAGTTCTACGTCACGACCCTGACCAGCAGCGGCGATGTCGAGGTCGCGATCCAGGCCCTGAATGCGACGGGCCAGCCGGACGGTTCTGACATCGGCTCGATTGCGACCGTTACAACCGGCAGCGCGAACTCGGTTTATACCGCCGCCGTAAGCGCCAGCGTGACGATTGGCACCTGGTACGCCGTGGTGATCCGCTGGGTCAGCGGGAACAGGGTGGTTCGTTGCTGGGGCGGCACCAGCGCCAATGCGCCGCGTGGTTACTCGCCTGCCGCCTATGTCCGGACCAACTCGGGCGGCGCGGGCTGGACCACGATCTCAAGCACTGCATCGCGACACCTGACGCCGAATTTCACCCTCACCATCGGTGGTGTCTACTCCTGGGTGTCGGGTGTCCGAGCGGCGTCCGCCTTCAGCAACACCACCTTCAACAACACCAGCGCGACACGCGAGCGTGGCGCCTCGATCGTCATGCCCTTCCCGGCAACCGTCGTTGGCGCGTTCTATCTTGGGGCCTACAGCGCCAATGCCGACTTGATCCTGGCGGCGACGTCCGGCACGGCCATACTGACCACCTCGGTTGATAGCGACTACGGCGGCACCTGGTACACCACCACGGCCTATCCTGGCCTGCACATCGTGATGTTCCCGGGCACCTACGACATCGCGGCCGGCGAGAACGCGTATCTGACCCTGAAGCCGACCAGCGCGACCAACATCAGCCTGCCGGACATCACGATCCTCGACACCGGGGTCGCCGACACCATCAAGGCATGGAATGGCGGCGACAAATTGAAGCTGGTCACGCGCGACAGCGGCGGCACCTACACGGTCGACGCCACGAAGCGCCCGCTCGAGATGGGCCTGATCCTGAGCAAGTTCGATGACGGCGCCGGCGGTGGGGCAGCGAACATTTTCATGGGCTCGCCCAATCATCTTTTGAGGATGTAGATGCCATGCTGAGCGGCTTCACCTACACCGTGCGCATGCCGGCGACGACGATCTCGACGGCGATCACCATCCTGCAAGTGAAGGCCGGCGCGGCGACGCCGCTGGAAATCCTGCGCTGGTCGCTCTGGCAGCGCGGCTCGGTGACCAGCGTGCAGGAAAGCGTGCAGATGCTGCGCAAGAGCGCGGCGGCCACGGTCACCAGCGCGACGCCGGCGCCGCATGCGACGACCGGCCGAGCCGCGGACGCAGCCGGCGGAACCTCTGCGACAGGCTATAACGCCTCGGCCGAAGGTACCGACAGCACGGTGATCGACGACATGGCCTTTAACGTGTTGAGCGGCATCGTCTGGCTGCCGACGCCGGAGGAACGGATCTGGGTGCCGTCGGGCGGGTTTTTCGCGCTCAAGTTCCCGAACGCGCCGGCATCGCAGTCGTGGCGCGCGTCTATAGTGTTCCGCGAGTTCCCGGGGTAAGGCCGTGAGCCATGTCTACCGCATGCCGGACGCGACGCGGCTGCCGCGCGGGTTCGTGGCGGAGTTATTTCCGGTGGGGGGTGGCAACGTCCCCGTCGTCGTCGAGTTCCTGGCCGCCTCGATCGCTTTCAGCGGCCAGGGCTTCCTCGCCAACCGCAAGCAGGTAATGGGTGCTGGCTCCATCTCGTTCGCCGGGCAGGCATTCACGACGGCCTATAACCGCATCGTCGAGTGGGCCGCCGGCTCCGTCGCCTTCGCCGGGCAGAGTTTCCTTGCGAACCGGACGGTGCAGATGGCGACCGCGGCGATCGCCTTCACTGGCGTCGGCTTCCTGGCGAACCGCGCTCAGCAGATGGCGGCCGCCTCGGTAACGTTCGCCGGCCAGGCGTTCGACGTGTCGCGCGCCACCGTCGTCCAGATGGGGACCGCGGCGATCACTTTCGCCGGCCAGGCGTTCAGCGTCGTCTCGGCGGCCGTCGATGCCGCCGCCTCGATCCTCCGCAAGGTCCTGCGGCCGGTGATGCGGCCGCTTCTCAAGCACCCCTTCACCAGCGACGAGGACGCCCCGCCATGAACGCCATCACTCCCGGCAATGCCTTTCGCCCCTCCAAGATCTTCGTCTCCGAGCAGCTCCAGGCCGTGGTTGACGCCGCCATGGAGGCGAAGCAGCAGACCGAGCCACCGCGCGACTACCTGGGCGGCTCCCGCCTCGGGCACTACTGCCTCCGGGCACTGGCCTACGAATTCACGAAGACGCCAAAGGACGAGGGCAAACACTTCAAGGGGAAGACGCTCCGGATCTTCGACATGGGGCACGACGGCGAGGACCGCATGGCCGCCTACCTGCGGCTCGCCGGCTTCCAGCTCGTGACGCACCGCCCCGACGGCAAGCAGCTCGGGTTCTACGTCGCCAAGATCCGCGATCCGGACACCGGCGAGGAGCGGTCGCGCATCTCCGGCCACCTGGACGGCGTGATCGTCGGCGCGCCGCCGAGCTTGGCCGAGCTCATCGCGGCGCCCGCGCTGTGGGAAAACAAGATGCTCGGCTCCAAGAGCTGGAAGGACATGGCGCGCGACGGCGTCGAGAAGTCGAAGCCGGTCTACTTCGTGCAGATGCAGACCTACATGGCCTACATGGACCTGGGCGACAACCCGGGGCTGTTCACCGCGATCAATCGGGACACCGGCGAGATCCACGCCGAGCTGGTCCCCTACAACCCGGCGGTCGCCCAAGAGGCCAGCGACAAGGGTATCAAGGTTGTCCTCGCGGCCGACCCGCGGGAACTGCCGCGGTGCACGACCGATCCGCAGGACTACCGGTGCACCTATTGCGACTTCGCCGGTCGCTGCTGGGATCCGACGCAGCCGCCGGATGCGATGGTCGGCCCGGGCGGGTTCGCGGCGCTCGCGGCGCCGGTTGCAAATCCGGCATGGCTCGCGGGCGCCGGTGCGCCGAAACCGATGTAGGTTTTGACGACCGACAAGAGCATACTTGGTGCTTCCGCGACCCAGAGGATCACCCCCATGACCGACATCGAAGCGCACTATCGGCTCCGCGAAGACATCAACAAAGCAAAGGCCGCCCTCGGAAAGCCGAGCATGACGAACCGGGACAAGATATTTGCCCTGGAGGTTCTCAACCGCGTCGCGCTCGCCGTGCAGGGCATGCCGATCATGGAGCAGCGCTGCCGCCAGGCCGACGTCAAGGCGGCGCGCGACTGCATGAAGATCGAGCGCCTCAAGGCATTGATCGCCCACCTGGTCGACAAGCTCTAGGAGCGCCCCATGTCCCGCCCCAAAGCGCTCCCTCCCGAGGAGGAAACCCGGACCGGATGGATGATGACCAAGTCCGGCCGGGCGTTCTTCCCGCTGGCTCCGCGCGTCGGCGAAGCCGCGATCACCGACATCGCGCACGCGCTGTCCATGATCTGCCGCTACGGCGGCCACGCGCTGAAATTTTATTCTGTGGCTGAACATTCCGTGCACGTTGCGCGCGCTGTCGGCGCCGTCGAGCCGGAGGCGACGCTGGAGGCGCTCCTGCACGACGCCACCGAGGCGTACCTGGGAGACATGATCTGGCCGCTCAAGCAGGACCGCGAGCACTCCCACATGCACCGGATCGCCGAGGCGCGCCTGGCGCGCACGCTGGCCGGCACATTCGGGACGCGCTACCCGGCGCCGGCGATCGTCAAGCAGATGGACGAGCGGATCCTGGTGAACGAGCGGGCGGCTCTGCTGCCGAAGGCAAGGGAACCCCGCTACGAGTGGGGACCGGAGTGGGGCGAGCCGATCAGGGGGCTCAACATCCGGGCCTGCTGCTGGCCGCCAGAGAGAGCGCGCTGGGAGTTCATGGCCGCCTTCGAGGCGGAGATCCAGCGTCGCGCCGGGGCGAAGGCCCGCGAGGGCCTCACATACCCGCTGTCCGAGGGGCGGGAGCTGGGACCGCCGGTGGTCACGGTGAAGGCACGGGAGGGCGTGTGATGCCGTTTGGCGGAAACCGCAACCTGCATCCCGAGTACGTCGAGCAATTCCGTGGCTACTGCGGGTCTTGCGCGCACTTTGATCCTCTGAACGCCGACGAGGGTACGGGGGAATGCCGAGCGTTGCCGCCAAAACCCCGGACGCACACCGACGACGATAGCAACACCGCTGAATGGCCCATCGTCTCAGAAGGCGAATGGTGCGGCGCCTGGCTGCCTGGATGGAAATCGTGACCTACCCCCGCCCCGAGCTAGCGGCGCTCGTCGATCCGGCGCAGCTCGCCGAGCATCTCGAACTCCTGTTCGGCTACGTCGATTTCGAGCCGCATCATGTCGTCGGGCTGCGCGGCATCGGCGAGAAGGGCACACCAAAGGAAGGCCAGCACGCCGAACAGGTCTGGATCCAGGTCGGCGCCGGCGAGTGTCTGGTCGACAGCGCGGTCGCCGCGGCGCGTATCTGGGCTCAGCACGGCGTCGCCTGTTTCGTCATCCCGGGCGTGCTCTCCAAATGCGAGGGCACCGCCGACGCGGTCGAACTCATGACGGCGCTAGTGGTCGACCTGGACAAGCACGACACCGACGCCAAGCTCGCGTACCTTCTGCAGGCGACCGGCGTCCGGCCTGACATGGTGGTCCGCTCCGGCGGCACGACCGACAGTGGGCATCCGAAGCGCCACGTCTGGTATCGGCTAACCGAGCCGACGCGGGACATCCCAGGCGTCATGGTGGTGCGGCATCGGCTGGCGCAGCTCTGCGGCGGCGACCTGGCGCTCGGGCTGCCGGTGGATGCGCGGCATGGCGTCGATCGCGGGCGGGCGCATCAGCCGATCCGGCTGGCCGGCACGGTGCACGGCAAGGGCGGCGGCGCGCGGCTGGTTGAGATCGAGAGGTAGGGCGATGTCGGACGGAAAGTTGAACTACGAGCGTCAGCGCGCCGAGCGCGAGCTGCGCGCCGACATCGAGCGAGAATTCAGGGCGCGCCAGAACAAGCGAGAAAAGCTAGAGCTGCTGGCCGGAGCGATCTGCGTGATGAATGCTTCGATCAGCCCAGAAGACTGCGTTGTCCGGGCCCTGGATCTAATCGACGCCGTGGACGCCGAATTCAAGGAGTAGCTGGTGCCCATCGACATCGACGACTTCGGAGAGCGCCTGGCCGAGCTCCGCCCCATGCCTGGCGTCGAGGTCGCAGCCCCGCTGGCGCAGGCTGGCGGGCTGTTCTCCGGGTATCGGGACACGCCTGCCGTCGGCGCGACGCTGGCTGCGGCCGTGCACGAGGGCGGCGGCGAGACGAACCGCTGGGAGAGCTTCAACCGGGTTGCGGGAGCGTACATCCAGCAGGCGCGCGCCGGGCAGATCGACATGGCGACGGCTAAGGAGCTGACCGCCGGCTGGATGGCGGCGAAGATGGTCCCGGCCTGGCCGGAGAACCGCTTCGAGGCGGAGTGGCGCGGCCTGGTCAACCGGGACATCCGGAACCACTCGGCGCTGCCGGCCGTACAGGCGGCACCCGCCTCCGCCCTACCCCAAGCTGCGCCGGCGGATCCGCGCTACAGCGTGGCGTCGTGGGCAGCCGGCGGCTGGGTGCCGGCCGAAGCTCCGCCGCCGCGGCGTCACCTGGTCCAGGGCGTCGTCATGGCCGGGCAACCGCACCTGTTCGCCGCCGCGCCCGGCGCTGGCAAGACGTTCCTGATGCTGGACCTGGCGCTGAAGATCGCGGCGCACGTCGCTGGCGAAGACACCGATTGGTGCGGCCAGAAGCTCACCGATCACTGCGCCGGCAAGGCGGTGGTGTTCTTCACAACCGAAGACGGCGCCGAGGAGCTGCGCATCCGGATCCACGAGATCGACCCCACCGGCCGGCGGTTCCGCGGCCGCGTCTACATCATCCCGACGTCCGAGGCCGGCGGCGCGTTCCCGCTGGTCGAGTACGACCCGGCGACCCGCACGCCGCGCATGTCCAGAATGTGGCTGCACTGGTTCGAGCAGCTCCGGCAGATCCCGGACCTCGGCCTGGTGATGGTCGACACCTTCTCGTCGACCATGCACGGCAACGAGAACGACGCCACCCTGGTCAACGAGTACATGCGCGAGGGAACGCGGGTGTGCGGAGAGCTCGGCGCCGCGTTCATGGTCTCCCACCACATCCGCAAGCAGGGCAAGGAACCGTTCTCGAGCCTCGACGACTTCGGCCAGGCGATCCGCGGCAGCACCGGCCTGATCGGCTCCGCGCGCATGGTGCTCGGCACCTACGAGGCGCCGGACTGGCGCCAGCGGCTCAAGGCGATGAACATGGAGGCGAAGCCCAAGACGCTGTTCATGTTCGGCGTGGTGAAGGCGAACAACCCGGAGACGCTGAGCGGGACCAAGTCGCTGCTCCGGCGCGCCAACGGGCTCCTGGTCGACGTCACCGAGCGCGACCCGTACAGCCGCGAGCGACGCGGCGAGATGCTGGCGTGGCTGATCGCGGCAATCCGGTTGGCGAACGCCTCGGGCTTCCCGTACCAAAAGACCGGCAGCAAGGGGCTCTACGTCCACCGGGACGAGCTGCCGCCGCTGATCCGTGGGCGCGGCAAGCACGGGATCGAGGGCCTGGCGCAAGAGCTGCTGGACCGGCGCATGGTGGTCCGGGCGGCGCTGATGAACGAGAAGGGCCGCGCCTGGCTCGACACGCCTGATGGGCCGAGCGCCGCCGGCGGCTGGGAAGGCAAGCGAGACGGCCAGTGGGGCGATGCGCCGGATTGGGCGCTGTACCACTACGACACGGTGCTCGACGCGGTGGTCGGGCCGGGGCTTTAGTCGCCGGCCCTCGGCTTTATCCAAGGGCCGAAGTGCTCGTCCTCCCGATGCATTCGCTGCATCACCGCATATGCCCCGTGCCAGAACTCCACCAGATACTCGGGTGCGTCCTTGCGTTGCCGGATCCCTGGGTAGGCGCGCACAAGGGCGTTGAGCATGTCGACGACCGCAACCAGATGAGGCTTGCGCTCGCGATGCGCCGTCCAGTCCAGCTCATCGGCGGTCATGTTGAACCGGCGCAGCGCGTCTTGGTCGGCCTTGGCCTGGCGGTCGGCGCGTGACATTGGGTGGTCCTCCTGGCGGGCAGTGTCGGCCGTTGTCGGTCGCCAGGCAAGCGAAAAATCGCGTTCCCGGGAAAACTTTGGGAATGGCCGGGAACGCGGGAACGGAACCGCGGAAATGCTGGTGATCTCGACCCCATTCCCAAGGCCGTTTCCAGGCAAAACATGAATGATTTCAATTGCAATTAGCTGGTGACGGGAACGGATTTATGGTCGGCTAATCCATTCCCGTGAACGGATTTTTTGGGTGGTCTGCAAGCCATTGAAACTAAAGGCGTTCCCAAGTTCCCGGCGTTCCCTATAATAGTATTCCCTGCGGTAACGCATGGGGAAGACTTCGTCTCCCCAGCTTACCCGCTACAAACACTGCTCCAAGTCGGCGATGTCGTGCTATGTTGGTCGTCTTAATCGACAGCGCGAAGGCACCCCCATGCACGCCGCACCCGCCGCCGCCGCCGCCCCGCCCGAGCCGCCCTGCACCATGCTCGCGTTCACGGTCAACGGGACGCCGCGGCCGCACGAATGGCACGTCGGCGGCAAGCGCGGCCACGCCGGCTCCGGCGCGCTGCAGAAGAAAGCGATCTGGGCCTACGCGATCGAGCGGGAGGCCAAGCGCGCGCTCAAGCTGGCCGGGCTGACGCGCCACACTCCTGGGGATCCGGTGGTGCTCAAGCTCTGTGCCAGGTTCCGGACCGGCTACCCGGACCGCTGGGGCACGCTGCACACCGCGACGCCGGACGCAGACAACGTGACCAAGCTCGCGATGGATGCGTTGGTTCGGGCCGGCGCCCTGGCCGACGACAAGCTGGTCGCGGATCTCCGGGTGCAGAAGGTCTGGCACCAGCATCCCGGTCTGGACGTGACGATCGACTATGCGCCCAGCCGGGACGCGTTCGGGCTTAGGGCGATCGCGCGGGAACAGTCGCCCTATTGGCTCAGCCGCGCCTAGCCCAACCCGCCGCGCGCATGCACCGCTCGAACAGGCCGGACGTTGCGCCGCTCCGGCCGATGGCGGCGCCGAGCTCGGCATAGGCGTTGCTCGGCTGTACGGTCGGCGCGCCAGCGCGCCGGTAGGCGTCGACCTGGGCGACCTCGTATTCGCACCGCGCCTCGTCAGAGCCGAAGCGGGCCTTATCGGCGGCGCTCGCCGGCGAACCGTCAGACCGGCCCCACTGTTCTGGCGCAGGAGCGGCGCAGGCCGCGAGAACGGCGGCCAGGGCGAGCGAGGCGAGGATGGCGCGTGTCATCGGAGCGGCTCCGGCAGGTGCTCCTGTACGGTCCTCTAATGCGGCCGGAGAGGCAATGGCGAAAGCGCATGCTGGACATAGTTAACCCCGCCGAGAGCGCATGGCTCCGGGCGGGGTTTTGGGTGGTGTTAGTCAACCGGGGTGGTGGGCGGCAGCAGTGCGCGGATGGCGGCAAGAACGGACATGCCGAGCGGCGTTAGCGCCACCCAATCGAGATCGCTGCACGGCCACACGTCCGGCTTCGCCAGCCCCATGTTGATCAGAACCGTCAGATCCCGACCGCGGCACTCGCCGTACTGGCTGCGCTCGGCCTTTGACAGCCATTCGAGCAGAAGCTTTTCCCCGTAGGTGAGTTTCGCAACAAGCTGTTCTGCATCCGACATGGCCGTCTCCCTTTGCTTCGCCGCCGCCTCTATCACCTCTCGCTGCACGTCGCGCAGGGCGGATTCGATTTCAACGGCCAGCAGTCGCCGCATGTGGTTGTAGGTGTGGAAGCCGCCTACCTCATGTCTGTCAGCGAGGTAGTCTGCCGCAATTTTGCTCCGCCCTCTCCCGCAGGTCGTCAGCCATGGCTGGGATCCTCCAATCGGTACATCGGCGTCGGCGGCGGCCACGGCCGGCCTTCGTCTTCCGCGTCTTCGCGCTCACGCATCGTGACGTTGAAATCGGTCGGCCCAATGGGCTGCTTGCTCCAGTGCGTGATGACGAAGTAGTCGCCCCATTGCGGACGGTAAAGCTGATCGTGGACAAAGCCGCGCGTCTCTCGGCTGTACTGGATCAGCATCGGAACGCCGCCATGCACTGGTCCAGTGGGGCTGCGCGCCCAAACCAGATAGACACGGTATGGCGAGCGCGGCACTGGCGGTTGATGCTTGGGGTATTCGAACCATCGGACCGGCTCGCGCTCGATGTAGTCGAATTTTGCAGGAACGTCAGTCATGGCGGGGCTCCGTGATTTCATCGAGGATGGCGAGCGCCTGCTTAGCGCTGACTGGCTGGGCGCCGAGGGAGTCGATATCTCCGGCAAACTGGTTTGCCCAATCCGGCAGATCGCGCTTTGAGTAGCCGCGATCAGCTTGGTAGCGACCGTGATCTGACTGGAAGATCACCACGTCGTTGCCGTCAACTTCGGTGTACCACGTCGCCAGCGGACAGCCGCAATGATCACGGCCGGTTCCTACGTGTGCGGTTGCCGGCTTCGATGCCAGCCAGTCGCGGAACTTTCGCCGGTCAAACTTCATGTCCGGCGTCCTCCTGCGGGGTGGTGAGGGCGAGCGCCCAATCCGCCAGTTTGAAAATGCCGATGATCTCGCTGTTGAGCCGGTTGTACGCGGCCCATGCCGTGTCAGGCGAAACCGTCTGGCGGTCGTGATATTGCATGTGGCTGATCTTCGTCAGCGCCTCCCGGAGCCTCGCCGCTTGCGCCTCGGCGGCTTCGGCGCGCTTGAGCACATCCATCCCTTCATCGACGAGCGCGGAGTATTCCTGCCGAATTTCCTCGACCATGGCCTCCGCTGCGGCGCGGGCGGCTTCGGAGGCGGTGGCCCGGTGATTCCATGCTCGGATCGCGGTGTCCCAGCCGTTCACGTAGACCTGGAAGTGGCAATCTTCGCTGGAACAGCGGACGCGCGTTTCGTCGCCGTAGTCGCCCGCCTCGGCAAATGCAGAACCGCCGCACGCCGGGCACGCCTTCAGCGTCATCTCCATCGGTGCTGCGGGGGATGGGCTCATGACGCCACCGTCAGCGGATACACCGCCGCCTCTACCCGGTCCTCCAGCGCGTCGAACGCCTTGAGGTTGGCGATGCGCGCGCCGTCGAGGCGGCGCCACCGGTCGCAGTACGGCGCCGACAGGATCACGAGCCGCCAGGCCGGCGCGAAGCCGCCCGGCTGCGGATCCAGGATCACCAGGCCGATGGTGCGCACGATGGCGCCTTCGGCGCGCTCCTGGCGCTCGAGGATGTGGCAGACCGTCAGGTTCGGGACGGGCTGCGGCGAGAGATAGAGGGTCACGGGCGGATACTCCTTTGTCTGTCCCAAAAAGCTACAACAGGATCGCGGCGGCCCGGATCAGGGCGAAGCCGCAGAGAGACGCGACACCGAGCGCCAGGATGATCCTCCCGGCGTCGGCGATGCGGGAGCGGAGCCGGCGGGTCAGCCGGCGGCGCTTGTAGGTGCTCACGAGCTGGGCGCCGGTCATTTCGTCCTCCCGATCCACAGTGCCAGGGCGCCGACGATGACGGTCACGCCGCGCATGTCCGGATCGGTGAAGGGCGCACGGCGGAAGGACAGCCATCCAACCTGGCGCCCTTGGTCGAACCACCGCCCGTCCTTGGAGCGCGCAGCGGCCGCGAATAGCTGGCCGACGCGCAAGGTGTAGATTTTGCCTGGGCTCACGGCGCGCCTCCATCGGTGCGGGCGGCGTCCTTGAGCACCTGAGACAGTAGCGCGTCGGCGGCGTCAGCCGCGGCTTTCGGGACGGGCGATGCCTCGGCGCGCTCGGACTTCTCGGCGGCGGTAGCCGCGTCGTCCTTGAGGATCCGGTCGGTATGGCCGGGACCGAAGCCGTTGGTCATGCTCTTGCGCCAGGCCGCGACGGTCTCCGTGTCGCTGTCGCTGACGGCAACGGCGACATTGGCGGCGCGGGCGTCGGCGCCGTTGGTGTGGTGCACCAGGGCGCCGCGCATGGCGCGCTCGGGGCCGATGATGGCGGAGACACCGGTGGCGACGAACCGGGCGGTGCTGTAGGCGGCTTCGAGCGCCAGGCCGTTCGCGGCGGCGTTCTGCAGCACGGTCAGGTAGTGCACCGCCTCGGCGTCGGGGACGGCCAGGCGGAAGGTTAGGGTGACGTCGATCGTCTTCATGGTGGTATCTCCTGCTAAGTGTCTGTCCCGAATACCTACTTGGTCGCCCGGATCAGGACGGTCCGGACCATGGTTCCAGCGTCTTTGAAGGTGCCTTCGGGGAGGTTCTCGCACACGGCGCGGATCTCTTGCGTCCAGCGGCCGAAGTCTTGGCATGCCTTCTCACCGGCAAACGTCCAATGCGGGCTCGTGATCGCGGCCAGCTTCCCGCCGGGGCGCAGCAGGTTCCAGGCGGCGCGGACGTGGGCGATGTCCTGGTTCCGCGAGAACGGCGGGTTCATCAGGACGGCGTCGAAGGGCTCGTTGTGCTTCAACACGGCCGGCATGACCGGCTCCATGAAGTCGCCCATCCGCACGTCCACCCCGCCGCGCTTGTCGTTGAGGCTGCGCAGCGCAACCACGTTCGCCTCGTCGATCTCCACGGCGGTCACGCTGAGCGCGCCAGCGTCCAGCGCGGCGAACACGAGAGACCCCTGCCCGGCGCTCGGCTCTAAGACGTGGTCGCCGGGCTCGACTGCCCAGCGCGCCATGTCGACCGCAACCTCGGTCGGCGTGTAGAACTGCTCCAGGGCCTTCTTGGTGTCGGTGACGGTTCCCGTTTCGATGGCGCGTTGAAGCGCCTCGGCCAGGCTCTCGGCGTCCCGTGTCCCGAACGTGTGGCCCTTCATACGCTTGTCCCAACGGCCGCCCAGCGCCATGAGCACCGTGTTCGCGGCGACGTAGTCGGCGCGACTGAGCCGCTCGGGAAGCTTGAGCACACCGCCGGAGAAGCTGGCCTTTGCCAGGATCGCCAGCGTTGCCGGCTCGATGTCGATGGTTGCGCGGGGCATTAGATCCTCCCGAGGATCAGGCCGAGCCAGACGGAGGCGGCGCCGAGTCACATTCCGGCGAGCACGCCAGCGAGGAAGTAGACGCGGGGGTGGCGACGCATGGCGGCTACTCCGACGTGTCGCAGGGATCACAGGCTGGATTGCCGCGCGCATGCCCGGCGCAGAGGCAGCCCATGAAAGCGGCGCACGGCGGGGTTTCTGTGCGTGGCTTAGCGTCGATGCGGTCGAGGAAGTCACGGACGGCGGCCTTGACGCCAGGCGCAACGCTGATGCTGGACGCGACCATCCGGAGGTAGTCGACAGCCTCGTCCCGATCGCTCCTGATCTTCTCGATCGCCTCGATCGCGCGGTTGGTCTCCGCCTCAATGTCGGCGTCTTGGTCCTGCTCCTCCTCCGGCACCGGCGCCATGTCTGGGCCTAAGGTGGCGATTAGGTCGTCCATGAAGTCGCAGGCGGAATAGGTCATCGTCGTCTCTCCTCTGTCCTTAAAGTCGACGGGTGCGGCGGAGCCAGCGCACGAAAGCGACGGCGCGCACCGATGGAACGCTTCGCCAGTGGATGGTTGCGGTTCCGTCAGGCTCTACCGTGATGTCGATGTGGTCGTGCCAGACGAAAGCGGGGCGGCCGGCGGCTAGGCGTGTCTCGTGGTCTGCGAGCTCGGCGGCGGGCCGGTGTAGGATCCGGCAGAGGTCGCGCGCCAGGGTCACGGCGGTTGCGGTTTGCGCGGGGGTGGGCATGGCGGTGCGCTACTCCGCCGGTGCCAGGACGCCAGCGGCTACCAGGGCGTCCCGAACGCGGGCATTAGCGCCTTCCTGGGTGTTGAACCGCTCGGGGTGGTCGACATCGACGGGCGGAAAGTAGATGACGCCTTCGGGGATGGTGTCGAGCGGGGCCGGCTGCGTGCTGCCGTAGGCGTACATCTGCCCCATATTCTCCAGGGTTGGCGAAAGACGTTCCCAGGCGGAGAAATTGATGCGGCGGTGCATGCCTGCGTGCATCATCACGAAAGCCAGGCGGTCGACGTCTAGAGGCTGGTCCGGCGCCTTGACGGTCACGCGGCAGGCGATGTTGTGGTTGGAATATCCCTTGGACACGGTGAGTTGCGCCGCGGTCAGGGCGACGCGATATCCGGCATCTTCCAGAGTGAGCGAATAGGCCAGGATCGCGGCGCCGCGGCGGAGATACTGGTCCGGCGTCCCGCCCGCACGGATGCCAGGGGCGAACCAGATGTCAACGATTGGGCGTTGCGCGGTCGCGTCTACCGTGGGCGATACCATGCAAGCGGGTTCGCCAGCGACGGCCAGGGTGACATGCGGATAGGCTCCGCCGACGTCGAAACCGTCCACGCGCGCAGGCTCTGGCGGCTGAACCTGCATGGCGCGGGTGATCGCCTGGGCGATCTTCTGGCGCCCCTCGGGCCAGCCGTGCGTGATGAGGCTGCGGGCTTCGGCGTAGGTGTGTGTCCCGAAAAAGCCAGAGCTCCCGGCCTCTGTGCTGTGGTTATTGCGCCAACGGCGGGGGCTCGCGTCGATCCAAGACAGGTAGTCGGCCAGTGTCTCAAACACCAGGCGCGGGTGTACCGGGTCGGTAAGGTCGGTGGCGTCGGGCCAGAGGGCGCGCATTAGGCTGCCTTCCGCTCGGTCGAGGCCGACAGTGCGCCATGCACCTTGGCGTGCGCCTGGGTCACGTCGGGCGCGTTCGCAATCTTGCTCGTCTGTTCCTGCTCAAGGCCGCGCCACACAACGCTGTCGATGACGTCGGCCAGTGCCTCGCCAGCGCGGAGCAACGCCAAGCCCTGCAGGGTCGCGCGCGGGGACACAACGTGAAGGATTTTCAGCAACCGGGCGGAGGCGCGGACGGCTTGGATGTACGCTACCCAAGCGGTCGAGAGTTGGTCCGTTCCCGCCAGGGTCTTCTCTAGGCTCGGATCGTAGTCCATGGCGATGGTGACGAACCGGTCACGGCTCGCCGCGTCCAGTTGGTTCCGGCCGACGTATTGCCGATCGCGCCCGGCGCCGTAGGTGTTGGCGGCCGCGATGACGCGGAAGCTCGGATGGCGCTTGACCATGCCGTCGGGGAAGTCGGCATAGCCGTTCGCGAGCGCGGCGTTGAACGCCAGGAGCGCGGCGGGGGCCGATGCGTCGATTTCGTCGAACAGGAACAAGCCTCCCTGCTCGAAAGCCCGGCGGAAGGCGGTCGGCGCGTAGGCGCCTTGGGCGTCCCGAAAGCCAAGTAGCTTGTACGGGCTGTCGACCGCGCCGGTCATGTAGAAGTCGAGCGAAAGCGCTTCGGCGATCTGCTCGGCAATCGTCGTCTTGCCAGAACCGGCCGGGCCGACAAGCAGCAGGTTCAGGCCGGCGCCAAGCGCGCGCAGCGCGCGGGGGAAGATGGCATGGCGCGGCGCAGCGGAGAGCGTCACGGGCTCTTTGCCGGCTGCCTGGATCGTGATGACGTGTTCCACCGTCTCGGGCTTCGGCGCGTGCTTAGGGGCTTCTTGCGCGATGAGTTCCAGCACGCGCGCCTCGTCCAGCGGAGCGGCGGCGGGAGTGCTAAGCGCGCTGATAGCTGCCAGGGCGTCGGCTAGCTTGCTGGCGGCGTCCTGGGCGGCGTTCCCGGACGGCTGGGCGGTTGGCATGGGCTGGGGCGCCTCCTTGGGCGTCGCGGGGGCGGAAAGGGGCTTGGGCGCGTTCGCCGGCGGAAGCGGCAGGCCGGAGAGCGTGGGGCCGGTCGGCTCGGGCGGCGTTGCCAGCGCGGTAGTCGGGACGGCGGCGGCCGTGCGGGCCTTGTGCAGTTCCCGGTCGCTGGTGTCGTTGTAGATCGTGTCGAGCGCGCCAACGGTGAGCGACTTGCTCCAGATGCTCGGCACGCCGGAGGCGATGAGCCACACTTGCGCCAGGGCGCGGTTCCCGCTGTTGATCGGGGTGGCGCCTCGGGCGCCTAGGTCGCCTTCGATGTCGGCAGGGGTGCGGCTGGGGGTGCGAGACATTGGGGCGGTTTCTCCGGCTTGGCTGCTTGTGTAGGTTGTTGTTGGGAGACAACATCCTACAGAATAGGCTAAGGTCTGTTCACGCAAAGATTGCATGGCTGATAGGAGAGCGACGCATGGCGACGCAAACCCCTGGCGACGCTACGGATTTGGCGGTTCGGGACGGTTCGGGACAGGGAGGAGACGGTGTCTCGTTGACTGAAATGCAACGTTATTACGTTGCTGAATTCGTCGCCAATGGCGGCAACGGATCGGCTGCGGCTACGGCTGCCGGGTACTCGGCGCCCGGGCAAGAGGCGTACCGCTTAAACCGGCTGCCCCATATTCAAGCGGCCATCCGAGCCGAGCAGTTGCGGCTAATCGGGACAGAGGGACTAGCTGTAGGGGTTCGCACCCTCTTGCAGGTAGCCGGCGACCTTGGCGCGCCGGCCGGCGCCCGTGTCCAGGCTGCCGGAAAGCTGGTTGACCGGGCCTTGGGAGCAGTCACGGCGCTGGCGCCCGACAAAGACCAGGCCGGCAAGCCTCTGACGGCGCAAGCCCTTGCGGAGCTGCGCCAGGGCTTGGCAGGCGATGCGGCGAAGCTGGCGGAGTTGCTGGGCCAGGCTGCCGGCCAAGCGGCCGCAGTGGTCGACCTGGCGCCCGTAGCGCCCGAGGTAGCGCCCCACTTGCCTGTCGGGCAACGCAGGAAGTAGCTGCGGCACAGGCATTCGGGACGGGTTCGGGACAGTCTAGCCAAGACTGGCGCAGCGCAGCTAGGGCAGCGATGCTGCCGCTCTGCCCTGCCCATGGCTGCGCCGCCTGCCCTGCTCGATCGCCCGTCCACCCTCCCGGGGGAGGGCGCGCGCGATCGCGAAATCCCTACCGGCTACCCCTACTAAAATTTTCGGCTCAAAAATCTTGCAGTGTCTGGTGATGTCTGGCATTGTCTGCCTCGCACATCATCACTACTTCGGCATTTAGAACGCCCTAGTCGCGCCAACGACTAGGGCGTTCGCGCATTCCGGAAGGCGCCGCCGAACGGGCCGACAACTGGCCCCGAAACCCAGGGTGGCGCTAGAACCGCCAGAGGTTCGGTCTCTCCGCCTTCCGCCAACCGCGCCTAGCGCGACTCCGCCGCGTCTGGTACTGTCGGCCACCAATTGCCGACAAAGGCCGGGCCCGTGAGCAGCTCTCCGACGCCATACACCATCGGCTACAACTTCACCGCCTTCCAGGCGGCGGATCCTGACACGCCGTTGCCCGCGGACATGCTCGACGCCGAGCACAGCCTGATCCGCACCAGCCTCAACCAGACCATCTCCCGCCTCGCCGAGATCCAGCGCTCCGACGGTCGCCTCAAGAATGCCGTTGTCCACCCCGACAGCTTCACCGCCGCATCGCTGGCGCTGATGGCCTCCGGCACCTGGCGCGTTCGTGGTGCCTGGCTGACCGCCACGGCCTACGCGGTCAGCGACCTGGTTTCCGAGAGCAACGGCGTCTATGTCTGCGTCACCGCCCACACGTCCGGCGTCTTTGCGACCGACCTGGCGGCCTCGAAGTGGATGACCATCCAACAGCAGGCCGCGACTTCGACGACGGTCTCGTTCACGCCCGCCGGCGGCGTTGCCGCCGCCACCGTCCAGCTCGCGATCGAGGAAGTCGACAGCGAGGCGGCCAAGAAGGCGTCCAACCTCTCCGACCTTTCTTCGGTCGCCACGGCGCGAGCGAACCTGGCGCTGGCGCGCGGCTCCTCGCTCCGCGGCCTGGTCGTCAGCAACAATGCCGGTCTCCCCAATACGCGCATCGACGTAACCGCCGGAGAGTGCCTGGACAGCACTGGCGCAGTCCTCATCGTCGGCGGCGCGATGACCAAGAAGATCGACGCGGTGTGGGCGGCCGGCGACACGAACGGCGGCCTGGCGACCGGTGTCGTGGCGGCCAACACGACCTATCACTTCTTCGCCATCCGCAAGGACAGCGACGCGACCGTCGACTACCTATTCGACACCAGCCTGACCGCCGCAAACAAGCCCGCCGGCTACACCTATTTCCGCCGGCTCTGGTCGATCATGACCGACGGTTCGAGTAACATTCGGGCGTTCATCCCCGAAGGCGACTATTGCAATTGGGTGACGCCACCGCTCGATCTCGGCGGCGCAGCGACGTCGGCCGCCTGGACCCCGCTCTCCCTGACGGTCCCCTCTGGGATAAGCGTTATGGCCTTCGGCACTCACCAGAACGGCGGCGGCGCACCAAACAACTGCGGCCACTTCAATCTGCGGATGTCCTCTGTCGGGGCCGACGTCAACCCAGCGGCGGACAACGGTGGTGCCATTTCCGGAGCTGTCGGCAGCAGCGCGGACGAGACACACGGCGCATGGGGTCCGGTGCGGACGACCACCGCGCGTGCGGTTGACTATTACACGTCAGCACCCACCCCGTTCCTCTACATCCGCACGCGCGGCTACATCGACCAGCGGAGGATCTGATGCCCTTCGTCACACGCAACGGCGCGGGCGCTATCGTCGTCGCCTTCGAACAGGAGCAGTTCCCCGGGCAGGAGTTCGCCACCGAGGCGGCCGTTGCCGAAGCGCTCGCGCCCAAGCCCCCAGGATACCGCCAGCGCCGCGCCGTTGCCTATCGTGACCAGCTCGGCAAGGACCAGGGCGACTTCATCAAGACGATCGGCGACGTCCTCGACGTCCTGATCGCCGAGGTCGAGGCGATCGGCCAGGCGACGCAGACGCCGCGCACGCCTGAGTTCGAGGCGCTGCTGAACAAGGTCATCGCCATCAAGGCGGCGATCCCGAAGCCGGAGGGCGCGCCATGACGGCACGCATCGGCGGCCCGGAGCCACGCCCCGACTGGAGCAACACGCCGCCGAACGAGCGGCGCGACCCGCCGAAGTACGAGTACCAGCACCACGCCGGCGAGAAGCGCGCCCGCGGCCCGCTGGCGCTTGCCTTCCTCGTCCTCTCCTCCCTCCTCGCTCTTGTTGGGTTGTCGCAAAAATGACCGGATCGCACCTGGAGACCTGCAAGACGGTCCTGGACATCGGCTGCGCCGCCGTCGCCTGGAGCGCCGTCGCCGGCATCCTGCCGCCGCTCGCGGCGCTCGTGACGATCGTTTACGGCGTGCTGCGCATCCGCGACCTGTTGGAGCGCCGCGCCGCCCGCGGCCGCCGGCACGACGACCCGAAGGACGCCGACGAATGAGTGCCGCGATCTCGCCGGTCAAGCCGTCCGACCTACCTGACGCCGAACAGGCCGCGGTCAATCTGGCGGCGCTAACCGTCCCCACGCGCGACGAGATCCTGGCGGCTTGTGAGCGCCGGATAGCAGCCATAGAGGCAACGTCGCCGCTGCGCGAACTGGTGTACGTCGACGAGATCACCTTCCCGATCGACGCCCTCATCGCGACGAACCCGCACTGGACCAAGGTGCACGACGGCGTTGTTGACCACGGCGCTCTGGCGTCCTTGATGCGCGCCGAGTACGAAGCGATCCGGGGTCTGCCGGCGCCGACCGTGTACTTCCTCAACCCGGCCTATGTCGCTCCGTGGTTCCGCGCGATCGAGGCGCAGAAGCGCCACGCCGAGCACCGCCGCGTCATGCTCTGGAAGTACCGCAAGCTGCGGGGAATGCCGCTGCCGGCATGACCGCATCCACCGCCCCCACGATCGACCGCGCAGCCGCCCAGGCGGAGCTCGAAAAGAAGCTCCACCAAATCCGGCAGCTCGAGCAGCTCCAGGCGCTCGCCGAGGGGCGCGAGCAGCTCTTGCGGTTCTGCGAGCTCACCATGGAGGATCCGACCGCACCGGACGACCGGACCAAGACCCGGTTCTCCCGGCAGCGGCACCATGTCGAGATCGCCAAGGCGCTGGAGGCCGTCGAGCGCGGCGAGCTCCGCCGCCTCATCATCACCATGCCGCCGCGCCACGGAAAGTCCGAGCTCGCCTCCCGCCGCTTTCCGGCCTGGTTCGTCGGCCAGGATCCCTACCGCTCCGTGATTTTCGGGACATACAACTCCGACCTGGCCCTCGACTTCGGCCGCGACGTCCGCGAGATCATGATCTCCCCGGTCTACGGTCAGATCTTCCCCGGCGTGCAGCTCCGCAAAGGCTCCAAGGCGGCCGACCGCATGGAGACCACCCGCGGCGGCAAGCTGTTCTTCGCCGGCGCCGGCGAGGGTCTCACCGGCCGCGGCGCCGACCTGTTGCTGATCGACGATCCGCTCAAGGACCGCAAGGAAGCCGACAGCCCGACGATCCGCAACGACCGGTGGAAGTGGTTCACCGAGGTTGCCATGACCAGGCTTTCCGCCGATGGCGGGCTAGTCGTCGTCATCATGACCCGGTGGCACGACGACGACATCATCGGCCGGCTCACCGACCCCAACAACGATATGTACAACCCCGAGCTCGCCAAGGGGTGGCACATCCTCGAGCTGCCGGCGCTCGCCGGCGACGAAGATCCGATCGGCCGCGAGCCCGGAGAGGCGCTCTGGCCGTCGAAATACTCGGCGCAGTGGCTAGCCAACCAGCGGTCTCTCCTCGGCCCCCGGGCGTTCTCGGCGCTCTACCAGTGCTCGCCGACCCCGGACGAAGGCGACTTCTTCAAGCGGGAATGGCTGCACTTCTACTCGCCGGCCGACGTCCCGAAAGCCCTGCGGATCTACGCCGCCTCGGATCATGCCGTGAAGAAGGATCAGGATCGGGACGCGACTTGCCTGCTCATCGCCGGCGTCGACGCGGCTGACGACATCTGGATCCTGGAGGCGTGGTGGCGCCGCGAGAAGACCGACAAGGTGGTCGACGCCATGGTGGAGCTCATGCGCCGGTGGCAACCGATCACCTGGTGGGCGGAAAAGGGACACATCTCACAGTCGATCGGCCCGTTCCTCGAGAAGCGCATGCGTGAGGAGAAGCTGTACCGCACCGTTATCGACGAGAAGACCCCGACCCAGGACAAGCAGCAGCGCGCGCAGTCGATCCGTGGCCGGATGGCGATGGGCAAGGTCCACTTCCCAGCGCACGTCCCCTGGCGCGCCGACGCCATGGGCGAGCTCCTCCGGTTCCCGAGCGCGGCGCATGACGACTTTGTCGACGCGCTCGCGTATATTGGCCTCGGCCTGGCCGAACAGCGCGGCCCGCGTCGGAAATTGCAGGAGACAACGGCCACCGAACCCCGCACGGGCTCTCTGGCCTGGATGAAGATGATGGCGAACTACAAGAAGGCCGAGGCGGCGCGCGCCGTAGCCGGAGGGTTCTGAGGTTCCAGCGTCGGGAGACGCCGGTGCCCATTTGAAGGAAAGCTTCAATGGCTGGCATGTTCACTGAGGACGAAGCGGCTGAAGACGCAACTACCGCGCCCGCTGTCCAGAATGCCCCGGCAGGCGACACCGACGGCGACCAGGTTTCCACCATGCGCCGGGATCCGCCGGATCCGACCGCCGAGCGCAAGGCGCTCGTCAAGAAGATGCTCGCCATGGCGAAGCGCGCCGAAGCCCGCTGGCGCAAGGACTTCACGCGGATGAACGAGAACATCCGGTTCGCCCGCGGCATCGGCCAGTGGGTGGGCGGCGCCGTCGACGCCTACGTCGCCAACATCGCCCAGCGCCACGTCCAGCAGCGCACCGCTGCGCTTTATGCCAAGAACCCGGTGTTCATGGTCAAGCGCCGGGAGACCATGGACTTTTTCGTGTGGGACGAGAACCCGGCTAGCCTGCAGGCGGCGACCGCGATGATCGCCCCGCCACCGCCCGCCGCGGCGCCGGGTGCCGGCCACAACGGCGGCCCGCCACTGGAGGACGAAGGCGCCCCCGAGGCAGCGGCCGCCGCGCCGGTCCCGCCGCCCGTCGACCCGCAGAAGATGGCGGCCGCGGCCATGCTGCTTGCCGATGTCGAGGCCGGCATGAAGCGCCGGCAGCTCATGGATAACGTGGCGCGCACCACGAAGATCGTTCTCAACCAGCAGCTCTCGGCGCAGCAGCCGCCATTCAAGATCTCGATGAAGGCCGCTGTCCGGCGCGCCATCACCACATCCGTCGCCTGGGTCAAGATCGACTTCCAGCGCGAGATGGGACACCCGCAGCCGACCGTCCGCGCGATCGCCGACGCCAAGCGCGAGCTGGAGCACCTGGAGGCGCAGATCAAGGATATGCAGGACGGCCAGCTCGACGAGACCGCGGCGGAGCGCGAGCAAATCCGCCTCAAGCTGCAATCGCTGCAGAACGAGCAAGAAGTTCCGATCCGCGAGGGCATCGTCTACGAGTTCCTGCCGTCGGACGCCATCATGGTCGACCCGAAGTGCCGGGACATCCGCCGCCTCACCGGCGCCGACTACGTGGTCGAGAAACTGTGCCTCACGATCGACCGGATCAAGGAGCTGTACGACTGCGACCTGACCGGCAAGGTCGGGACCGGGCGCGACAGCGAAGACACTAAGTGGCGCACCTGGGGCCAGGGCGGCGAGGGCGGCGGCGACGACGCCAAGTACCGCTCCACCGACAAGGGCGACAAGCCGGTCAACGTCTACCTACTCCACCACAAGCCGTCCGGCCTGGTCTACACCATGGCCGATGGCTACGAGGACTTCCTGGTCGAGCCGGCCGCGCCGAACGTCAAGCTCACCCGGTTCTGGCAGTACGTCCCGCTCTGCTTCAACGAGCTCGAGGCCGAGGACAAGTCGACGATCTACCCGCCGAGCGACATCGACTTGCTCAAGCCGATGCAGCGCGAGTACAACCGCGCTCGCCAGGGCCTACGCGAGCACCGCCAGGCGAACCGCCCGGCCTGGGTGACGCCGGAGGGCGCGCTGGAGGAGGAGGATAAGGAGAACCTCCGCACCCACCCGCTCGGCGCGGTGATTGAGCTGACGGCGCTCGGCGCCGAGGACGACATCAAGAAGAAGATCCAGGCGCTCCCGACCACCCCGGTCGACCCGGGGCTGTACGACGTCGCGCCGATCTTCCAGGACATCGAGCGCGTGATCGGCAGCCAGGCGGCCGCGCTCGGCGGGCTCAGCGACGACGCGACGGCCACCGAGGTTTCGGTGTCCGAGGGCGCGCGCATGTCATCGATCGGCTCCAACATCGACGACCTGGACGATTTCCTCTCCGAGCTGGCGCGCGCCTCCGGCGAGATCGCCTTCGCCGAGTTCTCCCTGGCGACCGTGCAGAAGATCGCCGGCAAGGGCGCGGCCTGGCCGCAGGCGACCCGGCAGGACATCGCCGAGAACCTGATGGTAGACTTCGAGGCCGGCAGCTCCGGCCGGCCGAACAAGGCGCAGGAGGTCCAGAATTTCACCCAGCTCGCGCCGATGTTGATGCAGATCCCCGGCATCACCGCGGACTGGCTGGCGCGCCAGGCGGTCAAGGTCTACGACGACCGCATCGACCCGACCGACGCGATCATCGCCGGCATGCCTTCGATCCAGGCACAGAACGGGCTTGCGACGCCGTCGACAGGCGTGCCGGGCACCGATCCGAACGCCCAAGGCCCGCAGGGCGGCGCCAACGCGCCTGGCCTGCCCGGGCAGAACGCGCCGCCGATGCCACAGCAGCCTGACCAGGTCGACCCCGCCGGCGGTCTCCCGCCGCGCCCGGCGGCCAGCCCTGGCCTGCCCGGTCTGTAGGTTTTCGGGACAGACAGTTGACGCCAATGGCGCCGCCCTGTAGCGTCGTAGGTGCATCGGCCGGTTCGTAGCGGGATGGCGCAGTAGCTAGCGCGTCCGGCTCATAACCGGAAGGACGAGAGTGCAAATCTCTCTCCCGCCACAAACCGGCCGGTGAAGTTTTGGGCACCAGCGTCGTGAGACGCCGGATCCCGTTTGAAGGAAGGCGCTAAATGCCCATGGCTTCGCCAGCCGGGGACGACGTCGAAGACGTCGTAGATCTCGCTGCGGCTACCCCGACGCAGCTCGCCGACCAGCCGACCGGTGACACGCCGCCGGCTGATGACACTTCTCCGGGCGCCAAGCCGGGCGAACAGCCTGGCGGCGGGACCTCGCCCGACCCGTCGAAGGACGAACCGCAATCCGTCGAGGACGCGGTCAGCCGAGCCGCCCGCACGCTCACCGAGCGTCGCAAGGCACTCCGCGCGACCAAGAATGTCGGCGACCGGAATGCGGCCAGTGGCTCGTCCACCACCGAGAAAGGCCAAAAGCCAGTCGACCCGAACGCTGCGCCGAAGCCCGGAGAGGGCGACGACAAGGCGGCCGAGGAAGACACGCGGTTCGACAAGCATCCGCGGTTCCGGAAGATCATCGGCGAACGCGACGCGCTCGGGAAGCGCGTCAAGGAGCTGGAAACCCTGGAGCCGGACGCCCAGCAGTTCCGCCAGATCAGCAAGTTCGTCACCGACAACGGCCTCTCCAACGACGAGGTCGGGCAGTTGTTCCAGGTGGGGGCCTTGCTGAAAAACGACCCGTTCGCCGCGTACCAGGCGATCGAGCCGATCTGGAACAAGCTGCAGGCGCTCGTTGGCAACGTCCTCCCGCCGGACATTCAGGACCGATTGGACAAGGGCGCGATCGACGAGGAAACCGCACGCGAGCTCGCGCGGGCCCGCGGCCAGACGCAAGTCCGGGCCGGGCAGGACGAGTTGGCGCAGCGCCGTCAACGGCAAGCCGACGAGGCGGCCGAGCGGCAGCGGCAATCGGAGGCGCAGGCAGCGCAGCTCACGGAGTTCGCCGGAGCGGTGGATGCCTACTGGAACACGCTCGCGGCTCGCGATCCCGATCTCGCCGAGAAACTCGATCTGGTTGAAGGCCGAGTTGCCGTGTTGATCCAGCGTGAGGGTATGCCCCGCACGAAGGAGCAGGCGGTCGCCATGACGAAGAAAGCCTACGAGGAGGTCTCCAAGACCTTCGGGCGCTTCGGCCAGGCGGCAGGCAAGGGCAGCACCCGTCCGTCTCCCAGCTCGCACTCAAACGCCCGCGGCGCGGCGCCGGAGACCCCGGCCCAGGCGGGTTCGCTGATGGAGGCCATGCAGATCGGCCTCTCTCGCACTCGCGGCGCCGCATAGCTGTCGGTTTTAAGGACCGACAACAGGAGAATGTGTCGTGGCTCTTTCCGCTGACGAAGTCGCAAATATCGCCAACGCCGCTCTGGAGTTCTACGTGAAGGGCAAGCCCCTGGCGTCGGACATCCAGGAGAAGCCGCTGTACGAGACCATGATCTCGAAGCAGAAGACGTTCTCCGGCGGCAAGGACAACATCTCGGTCCCAGTGAAGCTGGCGCACAGCATCACCATCCAGGGCTACACGCACGACGATGAGACCGGGTATCAGAACCCGACCAACATCCGGCGCGCGGCGTATCCGTGGAAGGAAATCCACGCCGGCATCACGATCTCGTTCACCGAGCTCAAGAAGGACGGCATCGAGGTTGTCGACACGCTCGACGGCTCCGAGACGTCCGAGAACCCGGGCCGCGAGATGCACGTCCTCTCCGGCATCCTCGAGGACAAGCTGGAGGAGATGGGCGAGGGCTGGGCGCGCAGTTTCAATGAGATGCTGTGGCTCGACGGTTCCCAGGACAGCCTTGTGGTCCCGGGCATCCAGGCGCTTATCACCGACACGCCGACCACGGGCACCGTCGGCGGCATCGACCGCGCCTCCAACCCGCTGTGGCAGAACCGCGCGCTGGTCGGTGCGAACAAGATCACCCACTCGACGTCCTCGCAGACGCTCACGAAGACCCTGCGTGCCGAGGCGCGGCAGCTCCGCCGTTACGGCGGTCGGCCGTCGCTCATCCTCTGCGGCTCGGGCTTCATCGAGAAGCTGGAGAACGAGGTCCACGAGAAGGGCACCTACACCCAGCAGGGCTTCGTCAACAAGGGGAAGACCGACATCGGCATGGCGGTCATCTCCATGATGGGTGTCGGCGACTTCATGTACGACCCGACGCTGGACGACCTGGACCGCGAGAACTTCGCCTACTTCATCGACCCGAAGCATCTCAAGCTGTGGGTCATGAAGGGTGAGGATCGCAAGGTCCACAACCCGGCACGGCCCTACAACCGCTACGTCCTGTATCGCGGCATGACCTGGTCCGGCGGCTTCGTGATGGATCAGGGCAACTGCCACGGCGTCTACGAGGCCGCGTAGTCCTCTGCGCGGCGGCCGGGGCAACTCGGCCACGGCGGGCGATCTTAGGGGTGGGATCGCCCGCCGACTTGCGCCACCCCGATATGAGGCCATCCCATGCAGGTTTGCGACATCACTTTCGTCACTCGGGACCAGAAGAACGGCGGCGAGCAAATCCTGTTCTCCAACCCGAAGCTGGGTGTCACCGTCGCCGAGATCGCGCTTCTGCGCTCGATCCATGGTGCCAACAGCGTCGTCGACATCCGCCCCACCATCAACGACAAGCGGCCGCACGCCCTCGAGCTGGCGCGGCTGACCAAGCGCTACGGCGAGAAGGCGATCGAGAAGGCTTGGCCCGGCGCCGTGAAGCGGCTGCCGGTGCAGCTCATCGAAATCGGCGAGGACGTCCACGCGCTCATGGAGGCGATGGACGACGAGCCGGAGGCGGAGAGGCCGGAAGACGGTGACAGCCGTGTGCCGGCCGCGACCCGCCCCGTGGTCGCTGCTCGCCCGGTGCAGAAGCGCCACAAGAGCAAGTCCAAGGCGCCCAAGGGGAAGCGCAAGCGCGGCGTCTACGGCGCGACCGACGACGACGACGACGTCCCCGTGACCGACAACCTGGTCGGCGGTGGGACCACGACCGTCCAGGCGCAGGCGGCGGGCTAGTCCATGGCCCGCGGCACCCAGCTCGCGACGCTTCTGGCTATGGTGCGCCACGAGGCGCGCATGTCGGACAGCGTCGCGCTGGGCCGTAACAGTCGAGCCGCGCTTGTCGGTCACATCCAGCGGATCCAGAGCCAGCTCTGGCTCGATCACGATTGGGAGCACATGAAGGTCTATCGGGACGTGGCTCTGGCCGCCGGCCAGCAGTTCTACGACTTCCCGGCAGACCTGGCGTTCGAGCGCGTGATTTGGGTCAAGGTGCGCGAGAGCACCGACGGCCAGTGGCTCCCGAGCGGCGACAAGTCGAGCCTGCCGTTCGGCATCGGCCCGGAGCACTACAACGTCTACGACAGCGAGGCCGACGTCCGCTCGTCGCCGGTGCTCCGCTGGGCCTACCACGCCGACGACACCGACGATGGCGACCAGATCGAGGTTTGGCCGCTGCCGTCCGACAACACCCAGACACTCCGGCTTCGCGGCATCCGCTCGCTGGGCTCGCTGATCGCCGACACCGACACCGCAGACCTGGACGACAACCTGATCGCCACCATGGTCGCGGCCGAGCTCCTGGCGCACGCCGGAGCCAAGGACGCGCAGGCGAAGCTTGCGGCGTCGCAACGGATCTTCCGCCGCCTCACCGGCCGCGCCGGCAAGACCAAGATGTTCGTCATGGGCGGCGGCGCTCAGCAGACAGACCGCAAGCCGGTGGAGCTGCGCGCCGTCTACAACGCGAGCTAGCCCATGGCCTATGTTGTCGTCGAGGACTTCCGGCTCGGGCTCGATACCCGCCGCTCGCTGCTCGTGGCGCCGGCCGGCTCGCTGCAGAAGTGTCAGAACGCCCACATCAACCGCGGCGGCGAGATCGAGAAGCGCAAGGCGCTGGTCGCCAAGTATTCCCTCCCGGTCGGCACCTTCGGCTTGGCGACGACTGGCTCCGGCAGGTACGTCTTCGGCTCCGGCGCGTCGCCCTCCGGCCTGCCCGCCGGCGTCACCTACCAGCAGCTCGCTCACCCGACGGCGGCGACCGCCATGTCGGCGATCCTCGACACCACGACTTTCGACGGCAAGGTGTTCGCCATCGCGCAGTATGAGAACGGCGACATCTTCCCGTTCTACAACGGCACGCTGATCGCCGCCTTTCAGTCCGGATCCGGAGCGCCGGTCGCCGGGCTACAGCCCACGTGCTGCCTGGCCTTCGGCAAGAAGGTCTATGTTGGCATCGGCTCCAAGATCTACTTCTGCAAGATCGACGATCCGACCGACTGGAGCGGCACAGGTGCCGGCAATATCCCGCTCAACAACACCTATGCCGGCTCCACCGGCGTCACCGGCATCGGTGTGTTCGGTAGTAGCCTCGTGTTCTACGCTGGGCTGGCGACGCAGATCTGGTACATCGATCCGGACCCGACGCTCAACCGACAGCTCCAGACGCTCCCGAATATCGGGACGACCGCGCAGCGCAGCGTGGTTCAGTTCGGCGACACCGACAGTTTCATGCTCGCCTACTCCGGCGTGCGCTCGATCCGCCCGCGGTCGGGCTCGGACAACGGCACGATCAGCGACATCGGGACGCCGGTCGACACTCTCTTGATTGCCGCGATGCGCGCCGCCGGCGCTACCGCCACCGCGGCCGCCGCCGGCAACCTGGATCCGAACGACGGCCGGTACATGCTGGCGATCGGCGGAACCGTCTACTGTTTCACCTATTTCGACGCCTCGAAGATCTCGGCGTGGTCGACCTATGTGCCGGGCTTCACGATCACGGATTGGGCCAACTTCAACAACCAGGTCTTCTGCCGGGCTGGCGACACGATCTATTTGCTCGGCGGCGACACCGGGGAGGAGTACGACGAGAGCGAGGTCATCGTCGATCTGCCCTACATCGACGCCCGCAAGAGCGCGACCATGAAGTCGCTGCACGGCATCGACATCGCGCTCGAGGGTGTGTGGCAAGTCTACGTCGGCACCGACCCGGAGAACCCAGACACCCGAGAGCTCGTCGGCACGGTGCGTGAGAGCACTTTCCAGTTCGACAAGGCAACCATGGATGTCCTCGGCCCGGCGGTGCAGATCCGCTTGGTCAACAACTCCTCGGGCGCCGCCAAGGTGTCCATGGTCGTTGTGCACTACGAGCCCCACCCCACCCGATAGGCGCCTATGTCCCGCCCCGTCGAGATCATCCACAAGCCTGGCTTCCCCATCGTCCACTTCATCGCCCGCAACATGCGGGAGTGGGACCGGCGCGAGATCTTCGCCTTGCGCTGGGATGACGACCCGGCCGGCGTCGCAAGGGACGTCATGCTCAGCGGCGAGACCTCTTGGGCGGCCCTGGTCGACGGCATCCCGGCAGTGGCATTCGGGACGCTGGCGCTCTGGCCTGGTGTCTGGTCGATGTGGGCTTTCGGGACCGACGATTTCCGGCATGCCGTAATCAGGGTGACACGTATGATCCGGCGGGTTATCATCCCGGGCATGGTCCGCGCCGGCGCTCGGCGAGCCCAGGCGTACTCCATGGCCGGGCACGACGACGCGCAACGCTGGCTGGAGAGCTGGGGCGCCAGGCGCGAGAGCGTTGCGCCGGGCTTCGGGCGAGGCGGCGAGGACTACTACCTGTACGTCCGAACCCCGTAGGAGAGCGGCATGTGCCTTGGTGGTGGTGGCGGAGCGCCGAGCAGCGGCGCAGATGCACAGGCGGCGGCGAGCGCCCAAGCCGCTGAGGAGTCGCGCCGACAGGCGGAGGAGACGCGCCAGCGCGAAGCGGAGCGCCAGGCTCGTATCCGGGCGGGCCGCGGCACCATCGAGCAGACCTTCGCCCCCTTCAACGATGAATATTTCGGCAAGCAGACCGACAACTATCTGGCGTTCGCGCTGCCGCAGCTCGACGACCAGTACAAGAAGACGTACGACGGCTTGATCTTCGACCTGGCGCGCACCGGCAACCTCAAGTCCTCGGCCGGCGCCTACCGGCTCGGCGAGCTCCAGAAGGAGTACGCCAAGCAGAAGCAGGTTGTGGCCGACACCGGTGCGAACTATGCGCGCACCGCCCGCAGTGACGTCGAGCGCGCCCGTGGCGAGCTGGTGTCGCAGCTCGGCGAGACGGCCGATCCGGATCTCGTCGGCCAGACGGCCGCGACCCGGGCGCAGTTCCTCCAGACGCCGCAGACCTACTCGCCGCTCGGCGCGGTCTTCCAGAACGTGACCGCTGCCGGAGCGACCGCCGTGAACGCCTCGGGCAAGGGCGAGGGTATCGGGACGCGGCTGTTCAACTCCGGCGGTTCCTCGCGCGTGGTGAGCTAGCTATGTGTGAACCGACCACGATCATGATGGCGACGTCGCTGGCGCTGTCCGCTGTCGGCGGCATTGCTCAGGCGAACGCCTCTCGCCGGGCGGCGAAGTCCGTCAACTCGGCGCAGGAGCAGAACGCCCGCGACCGGATGGCGACGACCGCTGCCCAGCGCGACGCGCGCACGGCCGAGCTCGAGCGCCAGGACGGCATGCAGCGCACCCAGAGCCAGCTCCTTGGCGACACGATCGCCGGGCAGGGCCAGCCGGCGCGCGACGAGGCGATCGCCGACGCCACCCAGGCGCGCGAGGCGGTCTATGACAAGGCCGGTGTCGGCATCTCGCCGATGCTCGCCAGCGCCACCGGGACCAGCGGCGGCGCCAATGCGCCGATCGTGGTTGACGACGGCGGGGCCGGCAACCTGGCCGCAGCGCTGACGCGCGCCGGTGAGTTCATCAAGCAGCAGCGCGCCGCCAAGGCGGCGCTTGAGGGCTGGGGCGGCGCGACCTTCGGCAAGGGCATCGAGCTCGCCCGCGGCGGTGAGGGCATCAACTTCCTGTCCAACGCTCGCCAGGGCTCGAACCGCGCCTACGGCGCCGAGCAGCAGGCGATCGGCGCCGGCCAGGGCTACGCCGACGACGCCATGGCCGGGAAGATCCAGGCCGCGCCGAACCAGGGTGCCGGCATGCGGCTGTTCGGCAACGTCGCGACCGGTCTTGGCCAGGTTGCCGCTGGCGCCGCTGGCGCCGGCTACGGAGACAAGATCGCCGGCTGGATGAAGCCAGCGCCAATCCCCGGCATGAACGGCATGCCGGCTTGGCCGGGAGTGTAGGCGATGGCCGGTCCTCAACCCCTCTACTCGGATCCGACCTTCGGTGCCGGCGTCGGCAATCTCGGCACGCTGCTGTTCGGCGACCCGAAGGTGCGCGCCCAGGCGGCGCTCAACGAAAAGCACGGCCTCTACTACGACGCTTCGGCCGCCAACCAGCGCTCGCAAGCCGAGCTGCGCCAGGGCCAGATCAAGGCGCGCGCCGGCATGGGCGAGGCCGCGCGGAATGCCGGGCTCGGCGACGCCGTGGCTGCGCTGATCCACAGCGCGATCAACTCTGCCGGCTCGAACGACACCAGCGAGAACGCGGCCCAGACCATCGGCAACCTCCGTGGCCAGAACATGGTGGCGCCGCTGACCCAGCCTGGCGTCCCCGCGGCTCCGCCGCCGACCGAGATGGGCGCCCGCATGGGCGCCCTCTTGATGAGCGGCGGCCGCAGCCTGCCGACCAAGGACACGGCAATCACGCCGGAGCACCAGGGCGCTGTTATCCAGCAGCACGAGAACGCCGCAACCCAGCGCACCGGCATCACTGCCGGCGCGCACCTGGCCGGCACGAAGTACAGCGCCGATCGGCGTTTCGACGCCGACAAGTACCAGACCGACAACAAGCCGGTGGACGCCGGCCCCGGGCACGTCGTCGAGACGCCGGCGAGCCATTCGCTCGGCGCTCGTGTGTTCCGTGGGCCGCCCCAGGCGAGCACCGTGAAGGCCGATGACCCGGTGAAGCGGGCGCTCGACGACAGCAAGCTCATGGACGGGGTTCTGACGAAGATCGACCAGCGTCTCGGCGTCGGTCGGGACAACGGCCGCGTCGTCAGCGGAACGCCGATGGCGCCGGCGCTCGAGCAGGAAATCGCCGGCCGCACCGCCGAAAAGGTCCGCGCCGGCGCCATGCTTGACGCCGCCTTCAACGAAGCGTGGACCGAGGTTGTCGGCGACCAGCCACTCAAGGGCTCCGGTTTCTTTGGCGGCGGCCCGCAGACGCCGGGCGGAACTGACCCCGCGACGGCGAAGCCGGCCAAGCCGCGCGCTGCCGGCCCGGGCAAGGCGTTCGCGCCGCCTGGCGCGCCAGCACAGCAGTCCGGCGGCGCCGATCCGCTCGCCGAGGCGCGCGCCGCGATCGCCAAGGGAGCCAACCGCGAAGCCGTGGCCGCCCGCCTGCAGGCCATGGGCATTGACCCGAGCGGCCTGTAATGGCCGGGCTCTTTGACGACCTGATCCCTGGCGACCCGGCGGCCAGCGGCGCGCCCGCCCCCGCTCCGAGCTCCGGGATGTTCGATGACCTGATCCCCGGCCCCAAGCGCCAGGTCGGCCTCGGCGAACGGCTGTTCATCAATGTCGGCGAAGGCTTCGAGAAGTCCACCACCGGCCAGGTGATCGACCAGGTGCAGAGCGGCCGCGTCGCCGAACGCAATGCAGCGCAGATGGGCGAGGTCGTCACCGAGGCGCGCAACGCCGGCTCGCCGGTCGGGCTCGATCTCCTGCGCGCCGGCCAGCGCGGCGCAACGCCGTCGCCCTACGCCACTATCCCGATCGACGAGATCGAGCGGATGCAGGCCGACACGCTGGCGTCCTCCGCCGGCAAGGCGTTCGAGTTCTCGGTCGCCGAAGACCAGCGTCGCAAGGCACGCGACATTGCGCCGTGGATCCAGGCGGGCGACGGCGGAGTTATCGACGCCGGCCTCGCCGGTGGCGCCGCGCTTCTCGGCCAGGTGATCGGCGGCCTGCCGGCCGTCGAGAACGTCGTTCCGGTCTCGCGCGGCGCTCGTGCCGTCGACACCTTCGTCCGTGGCGCCAAGGCCGGCGGCACCGGTGCGGCGATCGCAGAGCCGTTCGTGCAGGGCTCCGAGATCGACCTCGGCCGCAAGAAGGAGATGAGCCCCGAGGAGGCCGCGCTGAGCGTCGGCGTCGGCGCTCTGACTGGCGGCGCCCTCAACGCCGCGCCGCAGGCGGCGCGCAGCCTCGGCGACGCCTTCCGCCGCGAGCCGGCGCCCGCCCCGGCCGCGGCTCCTGCGCCTGCCCCGGAGCCCGCTCCGGCGCAGATCCCGTTCCTGCCGCGCATCGCCGAGGACGCCGTCCCGAATGAAGCGGCGGTAGCGCACGGCCAGCGCATTCTTGATGTCGGCAATGCCGCCAACGAGCGCGCCGCAACGCCGCCGCGACCGCCGGAGCCGGGCGAAGCGCCGAGCGCGCGCGAAGCTCCTGGCACGGCTTTTGCCCAGCGGCCGGAGAACCCGCCGTTCGCCGAGACCGCCGACATTGCCCGCGATCGGCGCGTTGCCGGCGAGGCGGCGATCGTCCGCGAGCAGTTTGGCGTCCCGGAGGAGCAGTTTGCCCAGATGCCGGTGGATGCCCGCGAGCGGCTCGTTGCCGCGGCGCAGCGGCAGAAGTCGAGCGAGGCGCCGGCCGAAGGTGTGCTGCGCACCAGCGACGACGCTCTGGCGGATGGCGAGGCGCGCTACAGCCCAGCCGAGCCGCCCAACCGGAACCTTGGCGAGGATGTGCAGCTCCGCGGTGAGGAGGTCGGTGGCATCAACGCCAGCGATCGCGTCGCCTCTGGCGGCAGCTCCCGCCCCTTCCCCGACGACCCGACGACCCGCGGCTTCGAGGAGACCGCGCGCGCCGACAGCGAGCGCATGCGCGCCGAGACCGTCGAGGATCTCGAGCGCGGCTGGCAGCGTCGCCGCGACGAGCGCGATGCCGGCGCCGAGGAAGCCTACGCCGGCGCGAAGGCCGGGACGTTCTCCAACAAGCCGGGCAAGCAGGATGCCGACGGGCGGTTCGCAACCGACAACTTCGGCCTGGTGAAGTCCGATAAGGGCGGCCCGATCCGCTTCGGCGACCAGAAGCAGGCGGCGCGCTGGATCCTCAACCAGGGCCATAAGCTGTCGCCGGATCAGACCTTCGAGATCGTCAACCACCCCAAGGGCGGTTTCTCTGTCCGCGAGCGCGGCCGCACGCCTCCGCCGCAGCCTCCGCCCGGCGGCACCGGCCCGGGCAGCTTCTCGCCGCCTGCCCGCGTGGATCCGGCCAGCCCGCGCGCCGCCAACCCGATGCCGACGCGCGAAGCGCTGCGCGCAGAGACGGTTGTCCGCGAAGAAGGCCCGATGCCGCTGGATCCGCGCGCTGACGTGGAGGCGGCCCCGCGCGTCCTGCCGCAGACCAAGACCGTGACCCGCGGCAAGAGCACCTACGAGCTCACCACGAAGCCCAGCGCGACGCCCTACAAGCCGGAACCGCAGCGGCCGCCGACGCTTGCAGACATGGTCCGGCAGCGTGGCGTGGCGCCGGTCGACCTTGACCAGGTGGCGCACATCTTCGGCGACCGCAAGGCCGCCGGGCTGGCAGTCGGTCGCCGGGATGGGCAGCAGCTTGATTACCTCTGCGAGGCGGCCGTCGAGCAAGGCTATCTCCCGGAAGGCGCCACCCTTAACGACTTCATCGACGCCCTGGATCGGGACGTTCGTGCCCGCGGCGCCGGCTCCCAAGAGGCCCGTGTCTACTCGCAAAATGACGTCGAGCTGCTGGACGCCTGGCAGGCGACCCGGGAGTACAACGACGAGGTCTCCCGCCTGGCGCGCGATTTCGGTGTCGATGAAGCCGGCCTGACGCCGGAAGCGTTCGAGCGTATCATCGCCGAGCGGATGGGTTTCGAGGAGCAGGCCCGCATCAGCCGAGAGATCGGCGAGGCGCGCGCTCGCGACCTGGACGAAGCCGCCCGCCTGGAAGACTTGGAGGCCGCCCGTGCCGAAAGCACCCTTGACCCCGACGCCGCCGCCTACCTCGAAGGCGGAGCCGGACGAGCTGAGCCGCAAGGCAATGGAGCGGCTGCAGGCAAACCCGCAGATGTCGGAGGCGGCCAAGCGGATGTACCGCCGGGTGATCGCGGGCGGAGTGATCCAGGGGCAGCTCAAGCGCGCGATGGCGCGGAACAACGCGGTGGACAAGCCGAACGGGGCACCGGAGACGGCGACGCCCAGCACACCCTCGACGTCGGCGGGACCACAGAAGCCAAGCCGCTAAGCTCCACCCGCGAGAAGCTGGAGGCGTCGCAGCTCGGCCGAAAGGGATCGACGACCCAGCAGGAAGCGCCGACCGGCGGGCTCTTTGGCCGCGTCAAGGATCTGTTCCAGGATAAGAGCGGCGGCCCGTCGGAAAAATGGGTCTTGAAGTACACCGAGGCGCTTGAAGACTTCATTGCCGACATCAAGGACATTCGGGACGCGCGGCGGGCGCGCAAGGCCGACGAGAACCTCGTGCGCTCGATCGTCTACTCGGCCGACGGCTGGATCCGCTCCATTGCCAAGAAGCACACGAGCCCGGCGCTCAACCGCGTGCTTGACCAGTTCCACGCCCGCGCCGGGCAGCCGGGAGGCGTAGCGCGCACCTTCGACGAAGCCGTGCACATCCGCATCAACCAACGCCTCACGGCGCTGGAGACGGCGCTGGGCTCGATCGGCGAAGACAAGGCGGCCATGGCTCAAGTGGTCAAGCTGGTGCAGGAGCCGGCCAACATCCGCCCGGGCACGCCAGTCCACGATGCCGCCGCCGCTATCAAGAAGCTTCTCTCTGAGGAGCTGGACTACCTGCGTACCGCTGGCGTCGACGTCGGTCAGGTCCGCGGCGGCTACTTCCCGCGCATGGTCGAGAAGATGGCGGTGCTCCGCAATCCGACCGGCTTCATGGCGGCCGCCGAGCGCGCCTTCCGCGCGGAGGGTGTCGCTGATCCGCGCGCCGCGGCGAAGGAGTGGCATGACCGGATTACGCTGGGCGACGGCAACCCGGCGTCGATCTTCCTCCCCGTCGCCGGTGATGCGCAGGCCGCGTTCCTCAAGGGGCGCGTGCTAGGCAAGCGCGCCGACGAGATCATGCGCGCGTTCATGATCCAGGATCCGCGCGTCGCTCTGACCCGGTACGTGACGCAGGCGACCCGCCGCGCGGAGCTCGCCCGCCGCTTCGGCGATGGTTGGTCGAAGTGGGGCGACATCGAGGCGCAGATTAAGCGGGAAGGCGCCGAGACGGCGATCCCCGCGCTCCGCGACTATGTGCGCACCGTCGCCGGCCTGACGCCTCCGGGCACGACGCCCGGCATGCTCACGGCGATGAGCTGGGCGCGGACCTGGGGCACGCTGGGCTACCTGGAAAAGGCGACCCTGTCGTCGCTCGGCGAGTGGATCTTGCCAGCGATGCGCACCGGCAACTTGGGCGACGCGGCGCGCTCGCTGCGCACCACGATCGCTGAGACGGTCAACCGGGCGCGCGGCCAGACGTCGCAGCTCCGCGCACTAGCCGAAGACCTTGGCGCGATCGCCTCCGGGCACAATGACACGATCATGGCGGCCCGGTTCGGCCACGACGCGACTTCGCAGTTCCAGGCGAAGCTCATGCACAAGTTTTTCCGCCGGACCTACCTCGAGCAGTGGACCACCGACACCCGCGTCGCCAGCGTTGGCGTCGGGCAGACGTTCCTCCGCCGCCTGGCGACCGAGATGGAGGGCGGTGGAACCGCCGTGACCAAGCGCTACCTGGCGGAGCTCGGCGTCCCGATTGACCAAGCCGACGTCTTCGCCGGCTGGCTGCGCCGGACGAATGGCGGCCGCCCCCAGGGCGCCGACCTGGCTGGCCCGATGGGCGACATCTACCGCACCGCGATCAACCGCTTCGTCGACCAGACTATCATGCGCCCGAGCGCCGCGACCAAGCCGAAGTGGGCGAGCCACTGGCTCGGCTCCGTGGTGTTCCAGCTCCAGAGCTACCAGTACGCCTTCACCCGAAACGTTCTCGGCCGGATCGGCAACAACGCCCGGGCGGCGCTCACCGACGCCGACCTGACCATGCTTGACCGCGCCCGCCTGTTGGCGCCGATCGCCTCCCTGCCGTTGCTGGTCGGCATGAACGCCGCCGTCGGCGAGCTCCGGGACACGGCGACCGACAGCGCGCAGCGAGCCGTGGGCGGCGAGCCGAACAAGCGCGCCAATCAGACGCCTGGCGAGAAGGCCGCGAAGATCGCGTCCCGCTCCGGCCTGTTCGGCAACCTGGATCCCTACATCAACGCCTTCGCCGGCGTCCGCTATAACGCGCCGATCGCTAGCAAGGCCCTTGGCCCGGTGCTCGGCGGCGGCGTGAACGCCCTGCAGACCCTTGCTGAGGCTGGCGCGCGCAACAGCCCGAACACCAACACGGCCGAGCGCAAGGTCGCCAAGCAGGCTTACGACACCGTCGTCGAGCCGGCCGTCAACCTGGCGCTGGGCGCCCTGCCCGGCGCCAGCATCCCGGCCGCGATCCTTACCCAGATCGCCGGCAGCGGCGCGCCGCGGGAGGCCCTGACCTCCGTCGTGGCCGGTCCAGCCGTCCCGAAAGGCGGCGCCGGAGTTTCTTCGCGGGGCACCGCACGAGGCACTGGACGCGGGTCTCGATAGTCTGTAGGATTTGCCGTCAGACACCGGCCGACATCGGCCGCACCATGGCCGGAGGCCGAAATGACGCATAAGGTGATCGAAGTCACGCTTGCCTCCGCGCTTGCAGCGGCCGGCACCTTCACCGCGGGCTATCCGCAGGGGTTCGACACCGGCTCGTTCTATGCGGCCTACGGCCACTACATCAAGACGCAGTCCGGCGACAAGTTCTATTTCCCCGCGGACTTCACCGTCACACTCGGCGCCTCCTCGATTACCATCACCAGCGTCGACATGGTGCTGGCGGCCGGCACGAAGCTCTATCTCCAAATGGAGCTCGTCGGTCAGGACGACGGCCTTGGTTCGCAGTTCGACGTTCGCTCGCTCAAGCGCACCGTCGCCCTCAAGCCGCTGCTCATCAACCTCGGCGCGCCGGACACCGCCGACAACGACAGCATGGTCAAGGCGGCGACGTCGACCGAGCTGCCGAACGCCGAGACCGTCACCTACACGCCGGACACCAACGGCACCACGCCGACCGACGGCGTGCAGTCCGTGGTTTCGATCAATGGCGTGAACTATTGGGAGCTGGACGTTCCGCGGAACGCCTTCGTCAACACCACGCACGCGACTTCGATCGCCGCCATGACCGTGAAGATCACGGGCCTCGATGAGTACGGCGTGGATATGTACGAGGAGATCTCCGTCGCCGCGACCGGCACCAACGAGAACGACAGCGGCCTCAAGGCGTTCAAGTGGATCCGCTCCATCGCCTTCACCGCCGCGGGCAACGCCGAGGCGAACACCTGCAACGTCGGTTTCGGCGATGTGCTCGGCCTGCCGGTCTTCGTCTCTAACGTGACCTTCATCACCGATGAGCTGCAGGACGCTGCCCGCGCCACTGCCGGCACCTTCGTTGGTGGCGTGCTGACTGCGCCGAGCGCCACGACCGGTGACGTGCGCGGCACCTACGACCCCAACGCGGCGTGCGACGCGGCCAAGGTCTTCCGCCTCGTCTGCATGGTCCCGGATCCGAGCTTTAAGGGCCTGACGCAGTACGCACCGTAATTGCCTAGTGCCGGCAGAGCCGGGCGCGACGGAGCTTGCTCCCTCCGCGGTCCCGCTCCCCAAGGGCTGCCGGCCGTGACCTTCCTCTCCCACCCCGGAGGTATCATGCTCAAGCACATCCTTGCCGGCCTGACGCTGGCGGTCGCTTCGTGCGCGCCGCCAGCCTACGCGCAGGCCCCGACGTGCATGCCGCTCTCCCAGGCCATCGCGATCGGCGCGAGCCAGTACGGCGAGACGTCGGTATTCCAGGGAGCCGACAGCCTCGGGACTGTCCTCATGATCCTGGCGTCGCCGGCTGGGAGCTTCACGGCGTTCCGGGTGATCGGCGATGCCGCATGCCCGTTCGTCTCCGGCGAGGGCGCCACGGTGCGCCTGCCGAAGGCTCCGGAGCGCGCCTCCTGATGGCCCGCGCCGAATACACCGAGGACTTCATCCGCCGCGCTGTGGCGCTCGCGAAGAAGACCGACCAGGTCAAAGCCGCCAAGACGCTCGGCATCCCCCGCGGGACGCTGCAGAACTGGTGCCAGCGCGTCGAGGGCACGGGCTCTCGCCCGCCTATCGAGCCGGCCGGCGAGACCGACAAGACGCTCCTCAAGCTGCGCAAGGGCCGCGTGCCCATCGCCGAGATCCGCGACCACGTCGCCGAGCTCCTGTCGCGCGGCATGAACATCCAGGTTCGGGACGGCTTCGCCTGGGTCGAGAAGGACATGCAGCCGACCTACATAGAGGGCGCGACCTTCGAGTACGTCAGCCGCCCCGACAACACCTTCCTGTTCGGCGCGACCAGCGACAACCACCTGGGCTCGAAGTACGAGCGGCTCGACGTTCTGAATGATCTCTACGACGAGTTCGCCAAGGCCGGCGTCGACCGCGTGTTCAACGCCGGCAACTGGATCGACGGCGAGGCGCGCTTCAACAAGCACGACCTGAACGTCCACGGCATGGACGCGCAGTGCCGCTATCTGGCGAAGCACTACCCGGCTCGCGCCGGGCTGGAGACCTTCGCCGTCGCCGGCGACGACCACGAAGGCTGGTACGGCCAGCGCGAGGGCGTCGACATCGGCCGCTATGCCGAAGGCACCATGCGGGACGCCGGGCGAACCGACTGGCACAACCTCGGCTACATGGAGGCGCACATCCGCCTGGTAAACGCGAACACCGGGAAGTCCTCCATCCTGGCCGTAGTCCACCCGGGCGGTGGCAGCGCCTACGCGCTGAGCTACGCGATCCAGAAGATCATCGAGAGCCTGGACGGCGGCGAGAAGCCGGCGGTCGGCCTCTACGGGCACTACCACAAGCTCTGGGCCGGCAACATCCGGAACGTCTGGTGCGTGCAGACCGGCTGCACCGAAGACCAAACGCCGTTCATGCGCAAGAAGCGGCTCGAGGCGCACGTCGGCGGTGCGATCGTCAAGCTGATCCAGGATCCGGAAACCGGCGCGATCACCGGCTGCGCGCCGGATATGCGCCGCTACTTCAACCGCGGCTACTACAACGGCCGCTGGAGCCACTCCGGCCCGGTCACGCTGCCGAAGCGCACGATCGCGGTCCCGGCCAAGAAGCGGGGGCGGTGATGGGATCGCCTTTTCCTCAAGACCTGGACCCGGATGGCGCCGATCGTCGGGACCGAAGCCGCATCAAGGTCCATACGCTGACTTGCGCCACGCGCGCCGGTTGGTCGTGCACCTGCAAAGGCGAGCCGCTCGCGAACCGCCTCACCACGAAGGACACGAACCCCAAGGACGCAGTCGGCGTGCGCAAGGCGCCCATGTCGACCGTCCCGATGGGCGTGGTCTTCGAGATCGGCCTAGCGATGATCGAGGGCGGCCGGAAGTACGGCCGGCACAACTACCGCGTCGCCGGTGTGCTCGCCTCGGTCTACTACGACGCTGCCATGCGGCACCTGGCGTCGTGGTGGGAAGGCGAGGACATCGACCCGGACAGCGGGCTCAGCCACGTCACCAAGGCGCTGTCGAGCCTCACCGTCCTCCGGGACGCGATGATGAACGCCAAATTGACCGACGACCGCCCGCCGCGCTTGCCGGAAGGCTGGCTCGCCGAGCGCAACGCCGAGGCCGGGCGGATTATCGATAAGCACCCGAACGCGCCGGCACCGTACACGGCGGCCAGCGACGAGAGCCGCATTCTCTGTCAGGAGATCGCCCGCGGCTTCTCCGACGACCCGCCCGAGCCGGATCCGCAGCCATGACCGCCGAGCACGAATTCAACCCGCGGCAGCTCGCCAAGATCATGCCACGCGCTGACGTCGGTCACTGGTTCCTTTGGCTCCGCAACGCCATGGAGTTCGGCAAGATCGACACGCCGGCGCGCCGCGCCGCATTCCTGGCGCAGATCGCCCACGAGAGCGGCCAGCTCACGCGCGTCGAGGAGAACCTCAACTACAGCGCGAAGCGGCTGCGCCAGGTGTTCGAGAGGTATTTTTCCGACGACCACATCGCCGAGACCTACGCGGGCAAGCCAGAGCTGATCGCCAATCGCGTCTACGCGAACCGGCTGGGCAACGGCAACGAGGCGAGCGGCGACGGCTGGAAGTACCGCGGCCGTGGGCTGATCCAGCTCACCGGCCGGGACAACTACTTCCTGTGCAGCGCCGTCCTCAAGCCGAAGATCGACATCGTCGAGAGGCCGGAGACGGTCGCCGAGCCAGGCATGGCCGCCGCGAGCGCCGTCTGGTTCTGGAACCGGAAGGGGCTGAGCGCCAAGGCCGACGAAGGCACCAAGGCTGCCTTCGAGTGGATCACGCTGCGGATCAACGGCGGCCTCAACGGCCTCGATGACCGCCTCGCCTATTGGGCGCGCGCCAAGGAAGTGCTGGAGGTATCGCAATGACCGCTCTGTTGAACCTACCGGAGTTCCGTTCCCACAAGGTCGTGCGGGCGGCGAAGATCCGCGCCGCCGAGTTCGCCGAAGATGGCAGCGGCAAGGTAATGATCGACGGCTCCGAGGAGCCGGTCGCCGTCCCTCCCGGCTTCCTGCGGCCCGGGCACCACGTCGTCGAGGGCGACTACTTCATCGCCTATCGGGACGGCTACGTCTCCTGGTCGCCGGCCAGCGAGTTCGAGGCCGGCTACATACCGAATGAGCCTGGCCCGGTGATCGCGATCGTTGAGCCCAAGGAAACCGCTCCGCTCCTGATGAGCAAGGCGAACCCCGAGGGCTGGAAGCTCGAGGAGCTCCTGGACAAGGCGGCGCTCGAGATCGAGACCCTCAAGACGCCGCTCATTCGGGACGACCCGCGCGCGGCCGCGAAGACCGTCGTGCACAACAACGGCCGCATCATAGCGCTACTCAATGAGGCGGCGCGCCTGCAGCGCGACAGCTACCGCGTGCTCGCCACCATCGGCCCGAACGAGGGTCCGCTGGGCAAGCCGCGGATCGGCAAGGGGAGCTGAGCCGTGGACTTCGAGAAGCTGCTCAAGGGCGCCGCGCAGGGCGCCATGTCGATCATGCCGACGGTCGCGACCGCCCTGGGCGGCCCGTTTGCCGGCATGGCCGTGAGCTGGATCGGCAAGACGCTTCTCGGCGACGAAGCTGCGGCGCCAGGCGACGTTGCGCAGGCGGTCCAGCAGGCTCTCATGACCCCAGACGGCGCGGCGCGCCTCCGGGAGATCGACACGGCGTTCCAGCTCAAATGCCGGGAGATGGAGATCGACCTGGAGAAGGTCCATGCCGCGGATCGCGACAGCGCGCGCAAGCGCGAGGCGACGACCGGCGATAGCTGGACGCCGCGGCTCCTCGCCGGCCTGACCACCGCCGGGTTCTTCGGCCTGATCGGCGTCATGTGCTTCGTCAAGGTGCCGATCGAAAACCGCGACGCGATCATGCTGGCGATCGGCGCTCTCGGCGCCGGCTGGTCGGCGATCCTCCAGTACTACTTCGGCAGCTCGCGCGGCTCCGCCGCCAAGGACCAGATCCTCGGCCGCATGAACCTGGGCGGCCGGTGATGCACAGCAGACCAATCGCATTTGGCGTCGGCCTGTGCATCGTCGCTGGCTACGCCCTGATGCTGTGGCTTCTGTGACCCTTATCGACTGGCTGCTGTTCTGGCGCTGCTGCTGGGAGATCCCGGCGGCGCTCGCCGGCGCATCCGTCCCGAATACCCGTGCGGCCGGGCACCGCCGCAGCAAGAGGAGAGCACCCCAATGAACGGACGCTTTGCAGGCGGCATGCGTGAGGACATGGTGGCGAAGACTGCCGCCTATGATCGGGCCCAGTTGTCGGAGGCGCGTGGCGCGGAAACGACCAGCATGAACGATTACGCCGTTGCTCCGGCGCGGCAGGGCGACAGCGCGCTCTTTCAGCTCGTCGAGAACTACCAGTGGCTCACCGGGCTCAAGCACCGGCTTGAGGCGCTAGAGCACCGCGTATGCGGTAGCGCTCCAGCCAACGCGGACAAGGAGGGCGACCTGCCATCCGGCATGCCGCTCGTGCAGAAGATCGCCCAGGTCGGATCGGCTCAGCAGCACCGCATCGCAGAGTGCCAGGCGATCGTCGAGCGGATCGAGCAGTTCGTCTAGGGTTCCGCCCGGATAACGCCCGGGTCACGCCTCGTTCCGGCGTGTCGGCTATTGTAGACAGCCCGCCAAGTCGTTGACCTGGCGGGCTGTTCTGCGTCTATATGCGGCCATGTCCCAAATACAGCTTCAATCTTTCCATGACTAGTATGGAATTGTCGGCCAACACTCTACAGCGATTTCTTTGGGGTTTACGCCGCTTTGTCGGTCGTTGTAGGTCGCGACCTACGCTCGACTTGCGCGTTACGCCCGGCTAAACGCCCACCTTCCGCCGTCGCACTGGCGGCCTCGCGCAGATCGTCAGCCGAATGGTGTCCATAGACGCGCTCGACGGTGGCGACGCTGTCGCCGAGCATCTTGGCGACGTCCCAGATGTTCTGACCTTCCTGCAGGGCCCAAGTCGCCCAGGTGTGGCGCAGCGTGTGTGGCGTCACCTTCTGTGGTCCCTCGCCCGGTAGCCCGGCGCGCTTTCGCACCTTGGCGAACGCCCTGTCGATCTTCGACGGGTTGTCGAGCACCCATTCGGACGTCCGCTCCAGGTAGGCGGTCTGGAGCATCGCGAACAAGTCGTCGGTCATCGGCACGCTGGCGCGGCGCTTCTTGGTCTGCCGGCGCCCGGCCGGGTTGTAGTGGATCTTGCGGACAGCGAAGTCGACTTGCCCGGTGTCCCAGCGCAGCGTCTCGATCGCGCTCTCCCGCGCGGCCGTGCGGAGCGCCAGCAGACAGAAGCGGTAGGTTCGGGACAGCCGATCGCCGTTGTCGGCGGCCGCCTCAGCGAGCAGTCTGGCCGCCTCCTCACGCGTCAGCCACCGGTCGCGCGCCGGCGGGGGCTCCGGGAGCTCGATCAGCGGCAGGGCGTCGGCGCTCATGCGCTTGTGCTTAGCGCAGAAGTTGAACGCCGCCTGCAAGAGAGCCAGGTGTCGCCGGATCGTACCAGGGGCGCCGCCGTGCTTCCGGCCGTAGTCGGCGAAGTCGGTTGCCACCAGGTCCGGCACGATCCGGTCACCCAGGATCGCGCACAGCATCTTGCCGACGCCCTTAGCCCCGGCCGCATCGATGACCTTCACGTCGACATGCTCGCGCTCGTAGAACGCCCACGCCTCCCGCACCGTGAGTGCCGCCTGGCCGGTGCCGGCGGCTTTGCCGTCGAGCCAGCCGACTAGGAACTGCGCTGCCTCGCCCATGTCGCGCGTCCCCGTAGATACGCGCTTGGAGCGCCCGCGCTCGGTCCACCGGATCTCGTAATAGCCGTGATCGTTGGGCTCGAGCCTGTGGCCGCGGTTGGGGCGGGGCATGTCTTCGTCCTCTCGATGTAGGCGCGAACGTCGGACCACAGGAACACTGGCGGCCGACCGCCCAGCGCCGGTATCGCGCCGTCCCGCCGCAGCCGGTAGAGCTGCGCTTTGCTCTTGCGGAGCACGGCCGCGAGCTCGTCGAGTGTCAGCGTGTGGTCGCCGTCAGGGGTAGGCGTCACTGCTCAGCGGGCGGATTGAGCGCCGCGAAGACGGCGGCTGCCTGCTGGATCGTCACCAGGCGGTTGACGCGGAGCCAAACCTTGTCTGGGTGCCCGGCTGCCTGCCTCATCTCGAACGCCGGAGCCTCGCTGTCGATCGCGCGCATGACGGCGTTCGGCAACAGGTCGAGCGGCTTCATGTCGAGGGCGTCGGCGAGCTTTTTGAGCGACTTCGGATCCGGGAAACTGCGGCCGCGGACATAGGTGGAGATCGCGTCACGTCCGAGATCGGCCTGGCGCGCGAACTCGCTCTGGTTCCAGTTGCGCTCCAGCATGAGCGCGTGGAGCCTTCGGCCGAACTCCTGCTTGGACAACGCGTTGGGCTCGAAATTGTCGGGGACTGCCGCGGTCGGCGGCAGTGAATGACGTGTCTTAGGGGCCATGGGGTGCCGTCCTCTCTCCTGATTGACTGTGCGCGGCTCTGTCGGCCGCGGCAAGGCGACATAACCGCCTATGCCCAACAGCGTAATCACAGCGCACAGAATTGTGAAGGGGTTCCAAAGAAAAAATTTGCATC